GGCCGGAGAACCTGCCCCCCGAGACGCCCGTGGCGGAAGCTCCCCCGGCCCCTCCGGCCGAGTCCAAGATCAACGAGCGGGTGGGCGGTCAGGCTCCCCCGCCGGCCTCCTCGGCTCCCGCCGCTCCCCGGCAGGAGACGGGCGTGGCGCAGCGCGCCGTCTTCTACGAGGAGGACCCGGCCAACCCGCAGGCTCCCAAGGCCCAGGTCGGCCGCGTGACGTGGCGTCTCGAGAATGTCAATCCGGGTCAAGGACAGCCGCTCGAGCGCGCGGTGATCGCCCAGGTGGAGATCCCCGATGCGGGGCTGACCATGAAGATGGTGCTGCGGCGCAACCTCGACACGACCCTGCCGGCCTCCCACACCGTCGAGCTCACCTTCACCACCCGGGAGGGGGACACCGCCCGCGTGATCCGCGATGTGGGCCTGCTCCAGTTCAAGAGCGAGGAGGCCGCCCGCGGCACCCCCGTGGCCGGCCTGCCCGTTCCCGTGCGCGAAAACCTGTTCCTGATCGGCCTCTCCAACCTCCAGAGCGATGTGGCGCGCAATACGCAGCTCTTCGTGCGCCGCAACTGGATCGATCTGCCGGTGCGCATGGCCTCGGGCCAGCGCGCGATCCTCAGCTTCGAGAAGGGCGGCTCGGGGGAGCAGATCATCAACGACGCCTTCAGCCAGTGGCAGTAGGGCGGGAGCGTTTCAGACAGCAAAAAGCCGCGCGTGAGGCGCGGCTTTTTTGTTGGGCTTGCCGTTGAGGCCTCAGGCTTCGGCCGACGAGGTCTCGATCTGCGTCAGGTTCTTCTTGACCGCCTCCTGCACCTTCTCGAAGGCGCGCACCTCGATCTGGCGGACGCGCTCGCGGGAGACGCCGAACTCGGTCGAGAGCTCCTCCAGGGTGATCGGGTCGTCCGAAAGGCGGCGTGCCTCGAAGATCCTGCGCTCGCGCGGGTTGAGCACGGAGAGCGCATTGCGCAGGGCCTTCAGCCGGTTCTGGCCCTCCTCCTCCTCGACGAGCACCTGCTCCTGGCTCTGGCTCTGATCGACGAGCCAGTCCTGCCATTCGCCGCCGCCCTCGCCCTCGTCCCGCAGGGGGGCGTTGAGCGATGCGTCGCCGCCGAGGCGGCGGTTCATCTCCACCACGTCCTGCTCGGTCACGCCGAGCTGGGTGGCGATCTGCTTCACCTGGTCCGGACGCAGGTCGCCTTCCTCCAGGGCGGAGATGCGGCCCTTGGCCTTGCGCAGGTTGAAGAACAGCTTCTTCTGGTTCGCCGTGGTGCCCATCTTCACGAGCGACCAGGACCGCAGGATGTATTCTTGAATCGCCGCCTTGATCCACCACATGGCATAAGTGGCGAGGCGGAAGCCCTTGTCGGGTTCGAAGCGCTTGACGGCCTGCATGAGGCCGACATTGCCCTCCGACACCACCTCGCTGATCGGCAGGCCATAGCCGCGGTAGCCCATGGCGATCTTGGCGACCAGGCGCAGGTGGGATGTGACGAGCTTGTGGGCTGCTTCGCGGTCGCCATGCTCGCGCCAGCGTTTGGCGAGCATGTATTCCTCATGCGGCTCGAGCATGGGGAAACGACGAATCTCGTCGAGATAGCGCGAAAGGCCCCCTTCGTTGGCAAGCACCGGAAGCGCTGTAGCCATAGTCTCTCCTCCTTTGGCTCCCTCACCATGAGGCAAGCCTGAGGCGGCCCCCTCTCTGGCCGGCCGCCCAACTTGCTTATATAAGCGGTCCCGCCTTGTCCGAATAGAGGCGTCAGGCTTCAAGACGTGGTGAACGCTCCAAATCCGCAAGGGTGCCAGCGTGGCCTCATTTTGCGACGGATTGACGCTTAAGCGCCCCCGCGCAGGGCCGTGAGAAGGGCCGCCATATCCGGCGGAAGCGGGCTCTCGAAACGCAGGAGCCTGCCGCTTCGGGGATGTTCGAAGCCGAGAACGGCCGCATGCAGCGCCTGCCGGTTCAGGGTGGAAAGGGCCTCCCTGGCCTCGGCCGAGAGGCGGTTCGCTTTCGTCTTGAATCCGGATCCATAGGTGGCATCGCCCAGGAGCGGGTGCCCGAGATGGGCCATATGCACCCGAATCTGGTGGGTGCGTCCGGTCTCCAACTCGCACCGCACCAGGCTCGCCAGCGGCTGCGCCGGCGGCAGATCCTCCAGAACCTCGTAATGCGTGATGGCGTAGCGTCCGCGATCCTCGCCCACCACGACGATCTTCTCGCGGTTGTGCGTGGAGCGGGCAAGGGCCGCCTCCACGGTTCCGCGCCGCCGCCCCGGCACGCCCCAGGCGATGGCGAGATAGGCGCGCTCCAGGGGGCCCGTTCGCCCGTGATCGGCAAACTGCGCCGCGAGCGCCTGATGGGCGAGATCGTTCTTGGCCACCACGAGCAGGCCGGAGGTGTCCTTGTCCAGCCGGTGCACGATGCCGGGCCGCTTCACGCCGCCGATGCCGGACAGGCTCTCGCCGCAATGGGCGATCAGCGCATTCACGAGGGTGCCGGAATCGTGCCCTGCCGCCGGGTGGACCACGAGGCCGGCCGGCTTGTCGATGACGATGACGTCCTCGTCCTCGTGGACGACGGCGAGAGCCATCGCCTCGCCGGCAGGCTCCGCCGGTGCCGGGGGCGGGACGGTGAGCCCGAGGCGGGCCCCGCCGGGGACCTTGCGGTTCGGATCGAGGACCGGCGCGCCGTCGAGGGTGACTTGGCCGTCGCGGATCAGCGCCTGCAGGCGGCTGCGCGACAGGCTACCCTGGAGCCGCGCGAGCACTCGGTCCAGCCGCTCGCCCGCGCCATCCTCATCCACAATCCATTCCTGCCGGGTCGCGTCGTTCACCGCATCCTCATTTCTGTCGCGCCCCCGCTTTTTTCGGCAAAAGGGCTTGAAGCAAATCAGAAGGGTGGTTATACGAGCGGCCTCCACCTTGCTAGCTCCCTTCGTCTAGCGGTCTAGGACGTCGCCCTCTCACGGCGAAAACAGGGGTTCGAGTCCCCTAGGGAGCGCCATTTCTCTTTATATTTCAGTCGCTTACATAGTGGTTAGCCAACCGGGTTAGCCACGCGGTTAGCCGCGACTGCTGGGCTGTTGTGTAGAGAGTGGCGCACCGCAGGTCTCTCGTGCGGCGATTTTCAAGCCCAAATCCCCAAACAACATGTTGTGCACAGGGTTTTCCACAGCCAAAGTGGCCTACACCAAGAGGTAAGAGCTGACGTGCTGCAAGGAAATATTAACCAAAATCAAGAAGCTTGACTGGAACAACCTGTGCGGATGGCCGTTCGGAACTTGTCTGTCGCCAGTTGTTGCGGAGGGCGTCCTCATGATACGCGAGAAGCAATCAACGAATAATGCCTCTCGTCAACGAGAGCATAGGACCAGCGGACAGGAGCCTCATATGACCACTCGGGAACGCACGCTTCAAGCTCTAGGTGTCGCCGTCAGCACGGCTGATCTCGCGCATGCCAGCCGCTTTTCTGTGGATCTTGGTGCGTCCCAGCGGTTGAATACCTCGCTGTCAGGATATAGCGCTTATACTCCTGTTAAAGCTCGCGCACATACGGTTCGTACGACTGATGCCAACTTGGAACGAAATCAATCAAGAAATTGAGCAACTTAGCGCCAGCGGCGTTGCCAATCCGTACGACCAAGTCAGAAAAAAATATCTAGCAGGTTTAGAAGCCCGAGCCGGTAGGCCGATCATCGCCTACTACTCGGGCTTTTTGAATCGGATGGACGTCGACGGGCGGATACATCCTGAAGCCGCCGTCGGCGACTTCGACATGAACGGCATGATGGCCGTTCTTCACGGTATCGATAAGAACCGGGGTCTCGACCTTCTCCTCCACACTCCTGGCGGTGGCATTGAGGCTGGCCGTTCAATCGTCGAATATCTCTACAAGACGGTCGGCCGAAACATCCGAGTAGTCGTTCCCCAGATCGCCATGAGCGTCGGAACGATGATTGCATGTGCGGGCAAGGAGATCCTACTGGGCAAGCATTCATCTCTAGGCCCAACGGATCCGCAGATCCGCGGCCTGCCGGCTATGGGTGTGCTGGCAGAAGTCGACCGTGCGATCGAGGAAATTCGACAGGATCAGCTCCGGAATGTCGTCTGGCAGCATGTCTTCGCGAAATATCCCCCCGGCTTTATCATGGACTGCGAACGGGCTGTTGAGGGCGCTCGATCGATGGTGAAGGGTTGGCTGCAGGGAAACATGTTCGCCGATGATGAGAATCCAGAAGCTGCAGCAGAGGCGGTCGTCAACGAACTGATGAACTACGCTGGTACTTCTGAGCACGGCCAACACTATCCATCGGACAAGTGCCAAGCCATCGGCCTTAAGATCCGCATGATTGAGGAAGATCAAGATCTGCAGGAGGCGATCCTGAGCGTCCACCATGCCTTCATGGCATCATTCCAAGGCACAAACGCGCTCAAGATCATTGAAAACTCTCGTGGAAACGCCTGGGTTATCGGACCGTAGAGGTTTTCAATCGGCCCTGAAATGTATGCGGTGGCTACTTTCTCTGTGGCCGCACGAGTCGAACCACCGAGGCCATCGCGTCACGTGCTAGGCGTTCCTGTTCAGCCTCGCGCGAATACAGCTCCGCATGGGCGATATCGGTGTGTCCGAGCGAATCCATGATCTGCCTGGTTGTTGCGCCGCTCTCCGCCAGCATCTTGCCCAGCGTCTTCCGTAGCCCGTGCAGGGTGCATCCCTGCGGCAGCCCGGCCGAGCGCGTCCAGTCCCGCATGCGACCGGTCAGTGACTTGACCGAGAAGGGCTTGCCGTAGGCCGTCTTCAGGACCGTTGGGCCGGAGAGGTCGGCCGCCGCAAGGACCTCCTGCAGCATCGGTGTCACGGGCAGCACGAGGGTACGGCCGGTCTTGCCCTGCTCGAAGCGGAACTCGTCGTAGTGGATCTCGGCTCCGTCGGGGCCGATTCGCGTGCCCGTAAAGCGCTGGTCCGGCCGCAAGGCGCAGACATCGGCCCGGCGGTTGCCAAGCCAGAGCGCGAGGGCATAGGCGAGCCGGGGCGTCGTTCCGATCGGCCAGCGCTTCTCGAAGGCGGCGCGCTCTTCCTCCGTCCAGGCCCTCCAGCCCTTGTAAGCAGGCCGGTACTTCAGCCGATAGGTCGGATCGTTCTTGATCCAATCCTCATCGAGGCCGGCCAGGATCATCTTGCGCAGGATCGTGAGAAGATGGCGCGCGGCATGTGGGGTATCACTGCGGTCGGCCAGAATCGTGCGAACGTGCCGGCGCTCGAGCTGGTCGAGCGGGATCTCGCCCCAGGTGATCTTTTGCCCCTCGACCACGGGGCTTCTCAGGAAATCCTCAGCGATCTTCTTCTGCCGGGCTTGGGTTTCTGGCTCCATCGCCTGCCACTCGGGCGTGCGGGTGGTGACGATTCGCCATGCGGCGCGAAGAGAGCGCGGCGCTGCCGACGTGGGCAGTCGCTCGACCTTGGCCTTCTGGACAGGCCGGCCCTCAACGATGGCCTGGTAAGCTGCCTCAAAGGCCGGGTCTCCGGGCTTTCCGGGCAGGCTGACGGTCTTGCCCGCACGGCGGAACCGCCACCGTTCCTTGCCATGGCGGTCGAAATAGCTGCTGACATAAGGGTAGTCGTGCGGGGGCATGCCGTCAGCTTAGCTTGCTCCCTGGCGCACGCGCAACTTTGCCTCCCTGGCCGAGAATCCGGTCCAGAGTGTTGACGTTTTCGCTGTCGAGGTCGGAGAAGGCCGCATCCAGGGCATATCGGTCCCAGACGATGCGGCCGTTGATCCGCTTGCCCTTCGGCATTCGGCCGTCGGCCACCATCTCGTCGAAGAGAGTGGTGCCCACGCCGATGTAGCGCGCGGCTTCCTCGCGGGACATGCCGCGCGGCGGGTAGGAGAGGGGATCGGGACGGATGTCGGTTCGGGACATGGTCGGTGATCAGAGAAAAGAGAACAGATCGGCCGGCGCTGGGGGCTCGGCCTGGCGGACCGGCACGGCGCCCCGGTCGAGCGCCATGTCCGTGGTGGTCGTGGTCAGGAGACGGCCGGAGGGCTCGCGGATCGTGACCGAGTAGGGGCCGGGCTGCGCGACGACCACGCCGGTGTATTCGCCGGCTCGCACTCCAGCACCGATCGGGAAGGCATAGGGTCCAGGGAGCGCTGCGACCTTGAGTGCCCGGAGGCCCGTCATTGGTCCTGCCCCAGGAAGATACGATCAAACGTCACGCCGTTCATCGTCTCGATCTGAGCGCGTACGCTCTTCGGCACGGGAACGCCGCTCGTGCGGTAGACGAAGCGTGCACCCTTGCACATCTGGCAAGGGCCGGTGAACCGCCCCTCGAGGTAGCGTTGCACGTACTCGCCCAGTCCCTTGCAATGTGGGCAGGCGCAAACCAACTCGGGCGTGTCGAGTTCAGTGATGGGCTTCGTGTGCTTCATGCCGCCTGCTCCTCCAGGGTGTCCTCAACCCGACGCCCTTTGCGGCCGGCTCCCTTCGAGGCCTTCGATGCAGGGGCCTTGCTCTTCGGCTTCTCCTGGCCGGCCGGTTGAGAGCCGGGGCCATCGTAGAGCCGGGTCCGGAGTTCGCGTGGCAGCCATCCGGTCTCGCGGGCGTACTGCGCGGCCGTTGCAGCGACTTCCGCCTTCGACCCCTTCAGCTTCTCCGGCCTTCCCATCTCCTTGATCGCCGTATCGATGAGCGCCCGGCTGATGCTCGCGAAGTAATCGTCGGCATCGAACGCACTGCGCAGGCACTTGACCATTTCCTGGCCGAGGACCTCGCAAATCATGGCCGCGCCTTCATCCTTCAGCGGCGGGGACGCGGAGTTGTGCGTCTGGAAGTCGAACGACTGGCCGACGATGCCGGCAAGCGTGCCGAGCTGCTGGTCGGCGTCCATCGCCATGACATCCCGGAAAGCATCCTCGAAATCGACGTCGTGCTGAACCTTCACGCTGCCGTAGGAGGTGGAACTGAGCATGCCTTCATGCTTGAGCCGGGCCTTCGAGCGATAGCCGCTGTTCGCCATCAAGGCGGCGACGGCGATCTCGAACGCGCGCTGCGGGTGCTCTTTCACGGCCTCGGCGGCCGCCTGGGTCAGCTGCTGCGACAGCCGGTGGATTAGGGCATTGGAAATCCCCGGTTCCTTCTTCTCCTTCGCGGCGGCGCTTTTCGTCTTGGCCGGCTTAGCGGTGTCCGGCTTCAGAACGCCATATTTGATCTCGAGCTGTCCCGCATGATCGAGCATGAGGATGCAGCCGGATTTCGCCTTCGCCTTCGCGTCGAAGCGGCGAAGAGTGGCGGCCTCATGGATGGCCTCCCGCTCCGCCTCGGCCGCTGCCGACGCTTCAAAGGCCGCATCGCTTTCGTCATCCTCCGCCTTGTCGATGATCGCCTGCAGCTCGGCGAGGCGCGCGGACTCCCCCTCGGTGAACGTCAGTCGGCCAACCGAGACCTGCTGCCAGCTCCATCGGGCGCCCTGCGGAAGATCCGCGACGTCCGATGCCCAGGCCCATCCTTCGGCGACAAGACGGGCGCATTCGGCTTTGAGCTTCTCGTCGGAGAGGCGCTTTGCGAGCGCGGGATCGGAGATGACATGGTCGTCGCCGAAGAGGTCCTCCGTGACCTTGCCGCCGGCAGCCTCATAAACTTCCCGGCCGACGAAGGCGTAGTGCTTCGCCGCGTCGCCCTTGCCGGCGCCGAACTCGGCCCGGATGACATGCGGCCACAGGCCGTGGTTCTTCCGGAGCTTCTCAAAGGCTTTCTCCTGCGCCTTGACGCTCGGGGCCAGCGTGAACGCCTGAACGCACTCCAGGGCGCTGCGGGGGAACGCGCCCTCGCGCCAGGCCTGCAGGATCTTCGGTGAGAGGCGCCCGAGCGCGAGGATCCGCTGCACCCGTTTCCGATCAATTCCGAACCGGGAGGCGATCTCGTCTTCGGAGAGCCCCTCGTTCGCGAGAGCCGTGAAGGCTTCGTACTGGTCGGCCTCATGCAGGGGGACGCGGACCACGTTCGCAGCGAGGGCTGCCTCTCGGGCGAGCGCAAGGTTGATGAGCTTGGTCGGAACCGGGTAGGCTCCAGAGAGAGCGCCGGCCTCGCGGAGCCGCTCCAGCGCCCGCAGCCGGCGGTTGCCTTCCGCGACGTAGAAGAAGCCGTCACCGCCGTCGACGACGGCGAGGGGCTGAATGACACCCGCGGAGAGGATCGAGGCGGAGAGCTGCTCGATCCCCTCATCGCGGTTTGCCTTACGCGGGTTGGAGAGACCGGCCGGAGCGCGCTCGTCGTGTCCGTAGCGCAGGTGGCGGAGTTCGGTGGTGCTCATGTCTTGGGCTCCGGGTTCATGGCTGTGGCTTCTTCGGGGACCATGCGCGCGGCTTCGAGGCGGACCTGCTTATCGAGGCCCTCGACGGCCTTGAGGGTGTTGACGGACATGAGACCGCCTCCGGCCTCATCGATGGAGAAACAGACCTCCATGTGCCGCGCGGCCGTCAGGAGGTCGGACTTCTGACCGCGGGCGCTGGACAGCTCGATCTGGCGCCGCAGGGTATCGACGGCGTGCACCGTATGCGGCGTGGTGAAACCGCCGTGGGCCTCGTCGATCTTGAAGAAGCGGACGACACGGCGGGAGGCCGTGAGCAGAGTCTCTTCGCTCATGGGCGCTCCTCGTTGGTTCGGTGGGTGATGAACGGCAGCTCGATCTGACCGGCAGGCCAGAACCAGGCGCAGCGTTCGTCCTCGCTCAGGCCGCTCTCGTCGCCCAGCTCGTAGTAGGGTTGCCGCTCGCTCGGCACCGTGCCGCTCTCGGCGTGGCGGTAGCAGTTGCGACGGGCCGGGCAGATGGAGGAATCGCACATGCAGATGTCAGGCATTGTGCGTCTCCGGCATAGCGTCATGGGTGCAGCCGTCGAGCTGGCGACCGGCGATCTTCTTGCCGTATCGCTCCAGCGTCAGCGGCTCTCCATGTGCGTCGTCATCGCGGGTTGGGATTGCCAGCTTGATCTCGCGCGAGCCGGCGATCTGCAGGGTCTGAATCTCGCCGCGATAAACACGCCGGGCCGAAATGTCGGCGCTGAATGGCACTCCAGGCCCCCACTCGCCCCATTGCTTGAAGAAGAACGGGACGCCGGCGGTGGCGCATTGGTCCCTGATCGAGCGGGCCCAGTCCGGATGCATCGGTCGGGCGTGCCTTCCGCTCTCGCCGCCAACCACGATCCAGTCGAGGCGGACGGCAGCAGCCTTGCTCGGAAGGGGGCCCGTGACATCCCATTCACCGGCATAGGGCGTTCCGCTCTCGACGTATTTGCCGCGGAGAGCGTCGAGATGAATGCCGGCACGGCGTGAGCCGGGCTTCTGCGCGACGAGCTCAATCCGCCCGAAATCGATTGGCCCGAGCAGGGGCTCGGCGCTCACCCAGCGCACGGCGGCCGGAGTGGCGAGGAGGTCGGGTATCCTCTCGTCCGCCCGCGCCTGGTCCTCGGTCGAGACACCGAACCAAATGTTCCTGAGGATGCCGCTGGCCAGCCAGGCATTCATGTTCTCCGCAGCGGGATTGACGTCGAAGCGAAAGGCCGCGCTCGGAAGCTGATCGAAGATCACTGAGTAGACGCGGGCGTAGAGCCGCTTGTGGTCGGAGAGGTAGGCTCGCATTCGGCTGGCGCGCTTCGTCAGCACCTGAAAGGTGTGCTGCGGCGCCAGCGCCATCACCGCGAGAACCTTGTCGATCCATTCGTCCGGGATACTCTCGTGAAAGAGGTCCGACATGGAGTTGACGAAGATCAGGCGCGGGCGTTTCCATTTCAAAGGTTGCAGCAGGATGTCGTCGGTAGCGAGGGCGACCTTGCCGGACCAGACGGCGTTGCCGTTCACCCGCCGCGTGGTTCCCTCGTAGTGTGGGGCCGCCGGGTTGCCGTCGAGCAGGCGGGCGGCCTGACCCATGGCGTAGCAGTTCGTGCAGCCTGGGGAGACGACGGTGCAGCCGACGGTCGGATTCCAGGTGGCGTGCGTCCATTCAATGCGGCTCTTGTCACCCATTGCTGGCCTCCCTCGCAGCGGCGCGGTCGAGGCGCTCGATTTCGGCGAGGATCAGGGCAGCGGCCTTGACCAGCATCCGGCGCACGATGCCGGGTTTCCACCAGCTCCAGTGCCAAGGCCAGCCGAGTGCGCCGCCCCAGCGATGGAGAGGAGGGGTGCCCTCGTAGCTCTTGCCACCGAGCAATGTGGCGATGCAGGCGGCGGCGAGATAGTTCAGCGCTGCACGGCCGAGCTCACCTTTGGCATGCTCGTCGTCGTGCGCCGCGTCCCATCCTTCCTCGCTGACTTGCCGCCTGCGCTCGGCGATAACGTCGTGGAGAGCTGCGGTGTTGGCTGGGTCGGAAATGTCAGCCACGGCGGACCTCCTGGGCGCTGTGAATGCGGGCGCGGATCTTCCTGGCCTGCGCGACCAGGGCATTGCCCACACTCTGAGCAGGGGGGACGGCGCGGCGCAGTGGCTTGCGGCCGGACAGCAGAGCGCGGGCGTCGTCGGCATAGGCCCAGATCTCGGCCTCGGTGAAGCCGGCGGCGCGCAGGTGGTTCGACTGGCAGGCGCCGTCGGCGGCCTCGCGCTCACGCATGACGTCCGCCATCAACTTCGTTCGTGCGGCGCGATCGGACGCGCTGCGCGCTGCCTCGAGCTTGGAAGGGGAGGGCTGAGCCATCAGGTAAGCTCCAGGGAAAAGAGGTCAGTGGCAGGCGCAGCCTTGGCTGCGCTCTTGGCTTCGATTCTGCGGGCCTGCACTTCAGCCCTAAGCAGGCTGTGGGTCGCCTTCTTCGCGTCGCGGTGCGCCAAGCGCTGACCTCGGTGCGCCTTTCGGGCCGCTTCCGCCTTTTTCAAGATCTGCAACCGGCGCTGCTGCAGGTGATAAAGGGTGGCTCCAGTGGGCTTCATCGTCACACCCTCATCGGCATGCAGACGAAGAGGGCATTCTCGTCATCCTCGGGGTGGAAAACGCCGGGCGCGCCCGGCTCGCCCATCTTCAGGATGATGCGCTCGCCGCCGGCAGCGCCGAGCACGTCGAGGACGAAGCGCCCGTTGAAGCCGATCTCGAAGTCGTCGCCTGTCATTGAGGCGTCGATCTCCTCCGATGCGAAGCCCCGGTCGGGGTTGGTGTGCGTGAGCTCGAGCTGATCCTCTTTGAAGGCGAACTTCACCGCGTTCTGCTTGCCCTCGGCGATGGTCAGCAGGCGATCGAGAGCGGTTTCCAGGCAGGCCCGCTCGATCACGGCCGTCCTGCTGTGCGACGAAGGGATCACCCGCTGGTAATCAGGGAACTGCGCGTCGATCAGCTTGGATACCAGCACCGTGCCCTTGCCGTTGCTGATGCGGATCTTGTTCTTCGACAGCGAGATCTCGACGTCGCCGGCCGTCTCCGCAATGCGCTTCATTTCCGATACGAAGAAGCGCGGCACGATCACGCTCGGCATGCCCTCCGCTTCCGGGGGAGCGATCGTCTGGACCTGCGCCAGGCGCAGCCCATCGGTCGCGACCAGGCGAAGCATCGGCCCGTCCGGCCCATCGACCACGTGCAGGTAGATGCCGTTCAGATAGAAGCGCGTCGGTTCCGTGCAGATCGCGAACTCGCAGCGGCCGATCAGCTTTGCCAGCGTCGCGCCTGGGATGAAGAAGTGATGGCTCATTTCGCCGATGCTGAAGTCGGGAAAGTCCTCGGCCGGCAGCGTCTGCAGCGAGAACCGGGAGCGCCCGCTCTTGACGATCAGCGGCCCCTTCGGGCCCTCCAGCGCGGCGTTGATGGTGGCGCCGGCCGGGAACTTGCGCACGATGTCGTAGAGGGTGTGCCCAGGCACCGTGATGCGGTCCGATGAGGTGCCGGCCTGGCCTGCCAGAACGGCCGTTCCCATCATGTCGCAGTCGTTCGCGGTGATGGTGAGCGGGCCTGCATCGAGCAGGACGTTCTGCAGAATCGGGATGTCGGCCTTCTTCGGCACGATGCGGTGAACGACGCCGAGCGCGTTCAGCAGCTGGTCTCTTTCAAGCGTGATGTTCATGGGGTGCCTCGGTTTAGGCGACGTGGCGGGTGGAAAGGCTGGGAAGGTACTTGCGAAAGCGGCGGTAGAGCTCGTCGGCGACCACCACCGGCGGCTTCCAGCGGTAGATCCGCTTCGCCGGCTGGATGCCGTGAAGATCCGTGAACCAGGGACGGGTCTGCTCGGCGTGGAAGTCGCGCTTCTCTGTGGCGAGGGCGATCAGGTCGATGCGCCGGATCTCCCGCTTCTGCTCGTCCGTCGGCAGGGGAAGCCCGGCCGCCTGGTGGATGACGGCGTCGTGGCGACGCTCGAACTCAAGCCGCACCCGGGTGAGCATGCTCGACACCTCAGGGCCGTACATCTCCGTTGCGAGGGCGCTGTAGGTCTCCTTCACGGGGCTGGCGGTGTCGCCCATGCGCTCTTCGTGCCCGTCATGGAGCAGCCACCAGGGGCGCAAGGCCTCGGGCGCGATATCGCACCCGATCAACACGTGAAGGCCGACGGACACCGGCGTCTGCGCGTGGCCGCCGTAGCGGTTCACGTTGGCGAGGGCATGCGCCATGGCGCTGAAATCGACCTGGTCTGCTCGGGGCTTGAGCAGCTCGATCGGCTTGCCGAAAACGGAAGGCATCCAGGTCATGGGCGGCCCTCCACCCTCTGCCTTGCCTGCATCTCGGCAGTGGCGATAGGATCGATCTCCCACCCGCGAGGACCATAAGCGTGCCAGCCGATCTCAACCACGACGACGAGACGTGCGCGACCGTCGTCAACCGCAAGGCGGCGGCCCGATTCCTCGGAGCAAGCTGATGACGGATGAAGAGAAGCGCGAGCTGTACGGTCGCCTGTTTGCGTATGAGACGATGCTGACCCATCTGATTTGGCGGGTTGCGGTGGAGTCTCGGCACCCGCCCACAACCCTGTCAGCCTATCTTCGTCCCATCGAGGAGAAGATGGAGGCAATGGCCGGCGACCCGCTGTCGGATCAAGACGCGATGCGAGCCGCGCAAGAGACCGTGCGAGGGATCGCCGAAACGCTCCTGGAGACGCTGGAAACAGAAGCCTTGCGCCGGGCAAAGACCGAAGGTTCGGGCCACTAGTCGCGTCATCGGCTCCGTGGGGCGCATGAGACGGTTGCCGCATCACGCCACCTCATTGGCTGGTGCGGCGGATTCGCCGATCGCCGCGAGGCCGCGGAAGAGGAAGCGCTGGACCTCGGCCGGCCACTGGCCGACGCTCGACTTGATGACGGTGAGGATCTCCGCCATGCCGGCCGGGTCACCGCTGTGGTGGAACTCGCGGGCGAACTGCAGCACGGACCAGGCCCGGAGGCTGGCTTCGGCAAAGGGGCCGGTGGCGAGATTGTGCCGGCTGTAGCCGTCGTAGCCGGAGCGGGGCGTGAAGGTGTGGAACATCAAAGGCCCCCCAGGATGATCGCCCACACGCCCACCATTCCGACGAAGGCGGCGAGGCAGGCGAGCTCGGCGGCGTCGGCGGCGAAGCTGCGCACGTTCGTGGAGAAGCTGCCCGTGGCAGCCTGGCCCTTCTTGTAGCGGGCGACGGCCGCGGCTCGGTGGCGGATCAACTGGTCTGCCGTCCAACCGAGGCCCGAGAGCGAGATCCGGGTATGAGACTTGACCACTTGGTCTAAGTCTTCGGCCATGCGCTCGACGATGGCCGGAGCCTGTTGCATCTCTGCCCGGGGAACCGGCCAGATGTAGCCGTCGTGGGTGAGAGCGCGGTTCTCCGATACTGAATGAAAACGGCTCAAGTGTTTCGAAGGGGTGTGGGTCATTGGCGGTATCGCCTCGTGAAAGATGACCCATCAATACCGATTTGGTATATGTACGTCAATACCAATATGGAATGTGGATGGTATTGCTTATGACAGCATTATTGTTAACTGCTGTGGAAAAGCGGAATCTGACTCGACAGCCATATATGCCTAACGCACCATGAACGAAATAAGAACATTCATGGGGCTATCATGGAAGCAAGGCATAGAGACAGTGAATTGAGACGAGCCTGGGCGCTCGACATCACCTGCGAGAATTGCGGCCGGGTCCGCCGATTCCAGCGCCGGAAAATCCTTGACCTGGAGGCGCGAGGCTACCGCAGCTTCCACGAGCTCGGGAGCCGGCTCTACTGCCGCGGCTGCGATGAGCGCGACGCCGCGAGCCGGAACATCAAAATAATACCCCACCTTTACAATCAGAAACCGGAGAAGCTTTCATGAACCAGGAGCATCAGAGAGGATCTGAACTCGGATCCGATGAGGACTGGGCGCCCACCTTTATCAAAATGGAACCAGAGCAGATGGCGATGATCATCATCAACACGGCCTACCAGATGAGCGGCCGCAAGATGACGTTTGTCGAAGATGCCGTCTATGCCTTGCGGATCCGCGATGCCATGAAGGAAGGTAAAAAAAAGCCCGAGGAGATCGCGTCTCGGGCTCTAGAGATGGAAGGATGGCAGCCGCAATACGTTGTTCACGGCGAGGTGGGATATCTCGCGATCGGGCCGGAGGCATAGCCTGTCCGGAACTCTCCTTCGCCGCGCACCAGGAGCATCGTGGGGTCCTGCCGACATGCGAGGTACAAATGCTGACGCCTGATGAAATTCATGGCCTTGCGAGCGTCAATCTCAATATTGCCAAGGAGGCCCACGCCCAAACCGAGAAGTATCTTTTGGATGTCCTGGAGGTCAAAAGGTCCGTTGAGCAAAAGGCTACAAGCCTGTTCAGCGCCTACGTGACCATCGCGCTCGCCTTATTCGGCCTCGCGGCAGCGATCATGAAGGAGGCGCCCGCGGGTCTCTCCCCGTGGCCGTTTGCCGTTGCGGGATCCTGCCTGGTCGTTGGCATGGTATGCTTCATCTGGGCCAACTGGCCCATGCAGTACGGCTATACGGGCAGCCTTCCCTCAATGTGGCTGGTCCGGGGACGTATCGACGGCAGCGATGATGATCTAGCGGATATGTTCGCCTACCTCACCCAATCTCAGCAGGGCCGCATCGACGCAAGCCACCTGAGCAATGCGCGCAAAGTGCTCGCACTGCGGCTCGGCATGGGGGCAGGGGCGTTGGCGCCCCTTGCCCTGATCGGTTGGGCTACTTGGACTTGGTATCTCTATCCTTAGGGACTTCGCTCCGCGTGCCAACAAGTCCATCCTGTGACGGGGGCGGCGGCTTCTCGCGCGGAGGCTTCGGCGGATCTTTCTCTCTTTCGCTCATCCTGAGACACTCCCTTCTGGCTTCTACCATTGACTTCTGGTCCCGTCGGGGCCGGAAGGCTAAAACCCCAGCAACTCGTCGTAGGGGATGACCCGGTGCAAGTTCTTCACTTGGTTGGCGTCGAACTCGATCTGCTTGGGCGGGTTGAACTGCTCAACAATCACCTTAGTGGCCGTCCGTTTGACGAGGCACTTGATGAAGCCTTTGCCGGCTTCGCCCTCAGCGCCATGGAGCTCCAGCACCACGTCATCGCCAGCAAGCGGCCTGCGGTGCGGATCGACATACAGCTTCACGCCTGGCCTGAAGCGGGGGTACATCGAGTCGTTCTCGACATAGAGGGCATAGACGTCTTTGCGGTTGGCAATCCCGGGCGGCCGGGGCGCCATGTCGATGGTCTCGCCATTGAAGCGGAAATCGCCATCCTCATCGCCGCCGCCGACAGCTGTGCCAAGGACGGGCACGTCTCGTGGGCCAGCGAACCTCCGGAGGGGAGGGGCGTCCTCGATCCGTGACAAGTCAACATTGGGCGAAGGCTGCTCCCGGACGCGATCTTCTATGTGAGGCGGTGCACCAACTGGCATTCCGTTGGGGAAGAGGATTCGTTCTGGCGCGACTTCTAGATGGGGCGCAAGGCGTTCGGCCCACTCGCGGGTCAGCTTGCGCTCGCCGTCCTCTAGCCGCTTAATTTGGGGCTGGCTGGTGCCGGCGAGTTGCGCGAGCTTTGCCTGCGAGAGACCTTTCTTTTCCCGGATCTCTTTCAGAAAACTCATACCAAAATGGTACATGGGCGTTTCCACAGCGTCTAAATCCAAAATGGTATTTTGAGGCTTGCCACCATGATACCGTTTTGGTATTGATGGGGTATGAAGCTCACGGACTACTTGGCTGCGAACCAGATGACCCACTCCGACTTCGCGTCGCTCATAGGAACGACGCAGGCGGCGGTTAGTCGGTATGCAAGTGGCAAGCGGATCCCGCGTCCGTTGCAGCTGGCCCGTATTCAGGAAGTCACACACGGTCAGGTCACTCCAAATGACTTTCTAGACCAGGTCATCAGTGCTGATTGTTCCTTGCCGCACTCCTCTCCTGAAATGGAGCGGTCATGAGCACTCTTGGCACCTCCACCATCGCCATGTCCCGCCGGGGTTTTCTGTCTCTCCACGCTATCCTGCCAGCGTTCGGATTCAGTCAGCTGCGAGAGCTGACCGCAGTCCTGTCTCTTGGCTTCGTGGCACAGGTCGCGACGGTGGGTGTGGGCTTCCTCGGCGAGGCGCTGCGCAATCGCAAGGGTCCGCAGTGCGCCCCTGAGACGTGCCCGGGCCTCTGCTATGCGGAGATCCCGTGGAGCACGGTCCCGGCCGCTGTCATCGACGGTCTGAGGCCGGTCGAGCCGGCCCCTGCCGGTCTCAAAGTTCTTCATGGGGGTGATCCTCCGTGACGCGTTAGTTCGACCGCACCTTTCTCTCAAAGCTTGACCATTCCCACTCCGGGAAAAGCAGACGCTTTTTCCCGTTGACGGAGACTTCGTGCCATGAGCCGCCCCATCGACGACGCCTGGTTCCACCGCCTGAAAAGCGCCACCCGTGATCTCGTCAAACTGTGCGGCGGCGTCGACCGCGCAGGGGGGACAGCAGGGTTGTCCTCCAGCCAGATGTCGCGCTGCCAGCTCTCGACCGATCCGACCATCATCACGATCCCCCAGGCCCTGGCGCTCGAAGCCGATTGCGGCCAGCCGCTGATCACGGGCGTGATGGCCGAGATCAACGGATGCAAGCTTACCGACGGCGCGGCTGCGCCGGACCAGGCCGGGTGCCTCGTCGCGAGCCACAGCCAGGTGCTCAGCGACGTCGCGAAGCTGGTCACGCAATTCGCCACTGCGGCGGCCGACGGGAAGTTCTCGCCGGCCGAGATCGAGACCATCGATCGCGCACGCACGGAAGTTCTCAACTCGCTGAACGGGCTCGGACAGGCCTGCGCGACGGCGAAGGCCGGCGCAGGGCCGAGGCTCGTGCAGCGACCCTGATCACCTGAACCGCCGAAGCCGGAGCCAACCGGCGGGCATCCTGAACTTGAGGGGCAACAGATGCGTAAGAAGAAACAGGCCGCACCCGCGGCACAGGTGCCGGCTGCGTTCAAGCGGTGTGCCGAGCGGCTTTACGACGTGGCCGAGACGGTCAAGGACCCGGACGCCCGCGCGGGCCTCCTTCACCTCGGCGATCTCTATCAGCACTGCCCGAGCTTCTATCCCAACGTGAACATCCGCGAGAGCGACGGCTTGCCCCTGAGGACCTCTTATGCCTCGGCGTCGGGCGTGGGCTCGCCCGGCGCCATGTGCGTGGAGGCCTGAGCCATGGCGGTCTGGTCCTGGAACGACGTCGATTGGGGACCGGGAGGCATCCCGGACTACATCAAGACGCGCATGACGCCGGTGGGTCCTCGACCGAAGGACGCCAGCGGCAAGCCTGTCAAGGACACCCGGCCGAAGCGGCGGCGCTTCCGCCTCACGGCCGAGGGCGCGAAGGCCGCCGTCGAGCGCCTCAGCAAGGGCGAGAGCGTTTCTGACGTCGCCCTCGAGATGCGCGTGCCGGAAACCATGATCGAAACCGCCTCGCGCCGCGCCGGCCCGCACGACTGCGCCTATGGCTGCGGCCCGACCCGCACCGTTCCCGTCGGACCGGCTCACAGCGAGGAGGATCGCATCCGTCAGCGCGTGCGCTGCACCTGCCCGGAGCAGCGGTGCTGGATCCGTGTCACGGTGAAGGGAACCGATTGATGCGCGCGCCTGACCCGGAGTTCCAGCGGTGGATGGAGGAAGCGCGAGCGGTGCAGATCGCGTCGCTGCTGACGCATCCGCGCATGCCGCGGCTCAAGGGGTCCTATGAGAAGGTCGGCGCCTGCCCGCGCTGCGGCGGGACCGAGAAGCCGAATGCCGACCGCTTCTCCGTCAACCTCAACAAAAACCTATTCAACTGTCGCAAGTGCAGCGACGCCAGCGGCCGCAGCGGCGGCAACGTGATCGACCTGTGCATGATCCTGGAGGCCTGCGACTTCCTCACCGCATGCGAGATCCTGACCCGCCGCCCGCCGCCCGGCAAGGTGGCGCGGGAATCGGACGAGGACCGTGCCCGGCGGGAGGAAGAAGCTCGCGCCTGGCGCGAGAGGAACGCCCGCGAGGAGGAGGCCCGCGCCAAGGAGCTCAACGCCTATCGCGAGCGGGAGCGGGAGCGCTGCTACGGGTTCTGGAAGGATGCCAAGCCGATTTGGGGCACGGCCGCCGAGGCTTACCTCACGCACCGCAAGCTGCAGCGCCCGGACGGAGCCCTGTTGCGCTTTGCTCCCCGCCATCCCCTCTTCGACAGCGTCGGCAAGGGCGTGAAGCCGATCCATGTGGGGCCGGCCATGCTCGCCGCCATCATCGGGCCGGATGGGCGTTTCTCGGGCCTGCACGCTACCTGGATCGATCTCTCCACCGAGTCGGGCAAGACTATGGTGCCGGACCGCGAGACCGGCGAGTTCGTGCCGGCCAAGAAGGTGCGCGGCACACAGCGCGGCGGCCGGATCGAACTCGTGCGCGTCAAGGAGCCGAGGCGGCTCTTCGTCGGGGAGGGGATCGAGACGGTGCTCTCGGTCTGGACGGCCCTGCGCCTGCTGGGTTCGCCACTGCTGGACGGGGCGGCCTTCTGGTCCTCGATCAACCTGCTCAATCTCGGCGGCAAGGCCATGAACTCCATGCGCCATCCGACCCTGCGCCGCACCGATGCTCGCGGCCGGTCGTTTCCGGTGATGATTCCATCGGCCGAACCCGACTTTTCATCCGACATCATGCCGGTGCCAGACAGCGTGGAAGAGCTCTTCCTGCTCGGCGACGGCGACAGCGAACCGGTCTTCACCCAGAACGCCCTGCGCCGGGCTGCGCTCCGCCACGCGCGGCCCGGCCGGATCATCCGCGAGGCCTGGGCCGACCAGGGAACCGACTTCAACACCATGCTGAGGGGGCAAGCCGCATGACGATCGTCGTCGCACTCAGGCCTGACGTCGCCCAAGAGGCCGTGCCAGAGATCCCGCGCGGCTTGAGCTTTCGCGAGATGGCGGAGGAGCTGCTGCTCGCCGCCAAGCGGGAGGCCTCCAGCCTGGACGCGCTCCACCTCTTCACCCTGCGCGATCCCACCAGCGTCGGCGTCGCCACGATCGCCGAGGTGCAGCGTCAATGCGCAAACTTCCTCGACTACAGCAATCTGCTGCGGGCGCTCGCGCCGCACGAGGAGTTCATCCGGCAGATCGCGGCGCGGGAGGTGCGGCCTTGAGCAATGGCATTCACGATGCCGCCTCAGCGTGCCAGGTCCAATGCGTATCGCTCCATCTGACGAACGCGAGTCCAGGCCTCCGTAATTTCGGTCGAAAGGAGTCTGAGCATCCCACGGCTTTGATCCATCCACGCCTTGTATGCGATCTCCACGGTCCGGCGTCGCCGATCACTCTCTGCTTTGGAGATATCTTCCTCGCCCACTTCATAATCTGGTCCGGTAGTCTGCAGCTGAAAGGCCTCGCCAAGGTCGCGAAGTGCGTTCCTCAAAGCCCCTATCGATTTCACCAACTCTGCTCGGGTGCTGTTCAGTGCTGTCGCTTCGGGGTTCCTTCGGGAAATTGCCGACAGAAATTCATCGACGTCCCGACACCTGCCAACAAGGTTCCAGCAACGATCGGACCACTCGGAGTAGATTTCCGGCCAGGATGCTCGATCATCATACTCTCTCTGCAAGCGGTTAACACCGATCAGGTCGAACATGGCCTCCGCTATGTACTCTCTTTCCTCCTCCAGGGCTTTTGCGAGTTCAATCATAGCGGGTCTCGCAGAGGCGGCAGACTGCCGAGACATCTCCTTGAGTTGTCCTCTGACCGGCAGAGACGCCATCCAGGCAGCGAGCAAGGCTGCAAATCCGGTGAGGATGGTCTGATACCGATTGAACCAGTATTCTACACAGCCCATCCGACCATCGGCGAGCAGGGCTTCCTTCACCTTTGCACCGCCGCACACCTCTGCACCCCACATCATCAACAGGGCATAGCTTGCCACCAGTACGCTGACGAGGATGCCACCTATCAGAGGAGCCAAATTGCCATCTCTCCGCTTGGGATGTTTCGCGCCCTTCATGAGTTAGGACACCTCAATCAGACGATCGAGCGCCTGCTCGATGAATGCCGATCGGGTTATGCCTTTAGCCTCAGCAGTTTCATCGGCTCGGCGCAGAAGTCCCTTGTCGATGGTGATGTTCACCCTGACGCGCTCGGCAGCGATCACGCGGGGCTCGACCAGGTGCAGAGTCGCGCCCTCCCGCACCTCGGCTTGGACGTCCTCGTCGTCACGAACCTGCTTGTAGGTCCGTGCCTCAGGGATCGGATCACCATCGGCCTGGAGCGCGGCGAGGTGACCGGAGAGGGCTTCGCGGGCGTTCTCGACCGCTTCCTCGAAGCTGTCACCGGCGGACACACAGCCAGGGACGTCGGGGAAGGTGACGCCCCAGGACGAGCCGTTTTCGGGAAGGTGGATCAGCGCAACATAGGGTCTCATGGTTCTCTCCTTTCGGTTGGGGCAGGGTTAGATCCCCGCCGCCTTCCTGATCGATTTCACCGTCTTGGGGTGCATGTCCTTTTTCGGGTGGGGCACCGTGACCTTGCCGGGCTTGGTGGGGTGCTTGAAGTGGCGGTGGCTGCCCGTCGTCGAGTGCCAGAACCAACCGTCCTGCTCCAGCTCCTTGATCAAGTCCTTCGAGTCCATCTCTCTGCCCCCTGTCTATGTGTATGTTGTACACACGGCGTTACAGGGCGTCAAGTGTCTTTTGTGTATGGCGTGTGTATTTATAGGGAGGGCGCGTGACTGAAGATCCCACCAAACGCATCGCCTCCATTGTCGAGAACGCCCCGGCCGTGAACTCGGCGCCCCCGGCTTCCCCCAGGATGGCACCCGACCCGGATGACGAGTTCGTGGACGAGGTCGCGATCACGGAGGATATCGATTGGAGCTTGGTGCGCCTTTGCGCTGCCGAGCCTCAGAACGACATCGGCAACAGCCGCCGGCTGCGCATCCGGTACGGCGACGACATCGTGCATGTGCAGAACATCGGCTGGCACGTCTACGACGGCCGCCGCTGGCAGGAGGATATCGACGGCTGCGGCACCCGCCCGATGTGCCACAAGGTCGTGGAGGCCATCGCCCTCGAAGCCTATGTTCTGGAGCCGACGCCGCGGGAGCGGCAGGTGATCGAGGCGGCGGAAGCCGCCCGCGAGCGCTTGGCGGAACTCCACGCGGAGATCTCCGACCTCGAGAACGACATCAACTTGATCAAGGGCGAGCGGGAGGCAAGGATCAAAGGGGTGAAAGCCAAGATCGAGCCGCTCAAGCAGGCGATCGCCGACGGAAAGAGCGTGCTGAAGGGCCTGCAGGCCCGCCAGACGGCGCGCCGGCGTTTTGCCAATACCTCCGGCAACTCGGGCAAGATCGACGGCATGCTCAACGAAGCGGTGGCCTTCCTGTCGAAGCCCGTGCGGGATTTCGACGCCGACCCGCTCGCCTTCAACGTGGAGAACGGCACGCTGCGCTTCATCCAGGTCGAGGAGCCCGACCCGGAAAACCCTGACCCGGATTCCGTCCGAATGATCACGACCTGGCGTGTGGCGCTGAGCGACCATGATCGCAACGATCTGATCTCGAAGATAGGGCCGGTGGCATACGATCCGGCTGCGGGCTGTCCGGTTTTCGACAGGTTCCTGGTGCGGATCCTGCCGTCCCAGGCGGTGCGCGACTACGTGCAGCGGTTCTTCGGCTACGCGCTCACAGCTCTCACCAAGGAGCAGGTCTTCATGCTGTTCCATGGCGAGGGGGCGAACGGCAAGTCGACGCTGGTGGACATCGTGTCGAAGATCCTGGGCGATTACGCCACCTCGGTGCCGATCGCGACGCTGGTGGGTGAGGACAGGCGCAAGGGGGCCGAGGCGACGCCGGACCTCGTGCGCCTGCCAGGCGCGCGCCTCGTGCGCTCCGCCGAGCCGAAGGAAGGCGTGTCGTTCGACGAGAGCCTGATCAAGCAGCTCACATCCGGCGAGCCTATCCTGGTGCGGCGCCTCAACGAGGAATTCGTGGAGGTCTATCCGACCTTCAAGCTGGTGATCTCCATGAACCGCAAGCCGCCGATCAAGGGCGACGACGACGGCATCTGGCGGCGCGTGTCACTGGTACCCTTCGACGAGCAGATCCCCATCTCCGAGCGCGACAAGAGCCTGCCGGAGAAGCTGTGGGCGGAACGCTCCGGCATTCTCAATTGGCTGATCGCTGGCGCTCTCGACTATTTCGCGCGGGGGCGGCTCGATCCGCCAGACGAGGTGCTGGCGGCGACGCAGGAATATCGGGATGAAAGCGATCTCCTGGGAGCGTTCATCCGGGCAGCGCTTGATGTGACGAAGATATCCGGAGATACTGAATCGGCGGGCGACCTGTACATGGCCTTCAACGAATACTGCAAACGCGCCGCGCTCACACCCTGGCAGGCCAACACCTTCAATCGACGGCTGCCGAAGGCGGCGGCACGGCACGGCTTCGAAAAGGGCAAGTCGTCGGTTTCGGTCTACCATGGCGTGCGCATTCGGCCGGAGTTCAGGCCTTCCTCACACACCTTCTAGGCACAATTCCGGGAGGCTAGGGAGGGTAGCGCCCCCTGCAACGGCTAGCCTCCCGTCAAAGGGTTCAAGGGATTTCAACGCTCTAGCGCTGCGATGGGAGGCTAGGGAGCCTAGGGAGGATAAATCCGGATCACGCGCGAGATGATTGTTCAGGGGTCATAGGGGGCTGACGGAATTAATCCTTGCTCATGCGTAGCGTTATTTCTTCCCTCCCTAGCCTCCCTACCCTCCCAAGAGGAAGAAAAAGACAAGCGAAAGCAAAGAGATAAAGCGGGCGGCAGTTTGGGAGGCTGGAACCTAACCGGTTTTCTACCCTCCCTAGCCTCCCAAACGAGCGAAAGGGGCAAAAACCATGGCTGCGAAAGAGACCATCGACATCGAAATGCTGCTGCAGCGGGCCTATCGGCAATACGGGGTCGACCGAGTGACGCCGGAGCGGGTGCTCGGCCTTGTGGCTCCCTCGTCGAGTGGGGAGAGCAACTACATGATCGTGGCGCGGCATCTCGCCTACGGCACGTCCATCGATACCTCTCCGGCTGGAGCCAACATCCTCGGTCGAGCGACCGACGCGGCCTCCGTGCCGGAGGATCTGCTCGCCGTCCATGATGCAGTGCTCGCCCTCGATGACTTCTTCATCGAACGGGCGCGGGATGTCTGCATGGTGTGGGATCGGGATACGGCCATGCGCGCCAATGTCGAGATCTTCAAGCAGGACGGCGAGTGGTTCGCACGCGCCAAGCGGTGGGGCGCAGGCGAGCCGGAGCCGCCCATGCGCCGCCTCCAGAAGATCAACACCTCTGTGCTTGTGATCCTCAACGCGCGAGCCGGAACGCGGCCGGACGTCGACGAGCTCGAGGTCGAATACATGCGCCCGGTCTATCGTGGTCGAAATGAGGAAGTGATTGGATATGAGCCGATCTATGTGACCTCGCCGGAAATAGTGGCCGTGCAGCGGGCCGAGTATCAAACCTGGCACTGTGCGCTTGGCCTGCTGGCGGCCCAGCTCACGAATCTTGCTCTGTTCGACGTCAGCGGGCCGGCGGCACCTTTCGCTCCCTGGGAAAACAAAATTATCCACAACCCTAAGCCATTGGCAGACAACAGCATTCATCCCCCGCGAGAGGAGCCCTTCGCTAGTGATCATTGACGGCGCGGAAAAAACTTGACCATGTTGGGTCACCCTCAGAAGGATCGGAAAAACCCCCGGCGCACCCGCGACCGGGGTTTTCTGTTTCTGGGAGGCTGGCTGTGTGCCGATGATGAGGGCCGGGACGACGGCGCCGGGGCGTAAGATCCTGGTGGGGGCAGGTCCCGGCCCGTGCCAAAGCCGAACTCGTTATCCGAGGGGCGGCCATGTGAACGACCAGCGAGACATCGGCGGCTCTTCTCGCCCGCGCACCCGGAGCCGCCGCACCTATCCAGCCAGGAGGGCCCGATGCGGATCGAGCTCAAGGCTCACGACCAGATCATGGGGCGCTTCGGTCACCAGCTGGACGCCCTCGGGGAGGGCAAGGCGCGCCTCGTTCTCTATAGGGCCGGCAAGCACACCATGGGCAAGGCCAGGACCCAGGTGGTCCGGGCGCTCACCAAGCAGACAGGCCTGCGGCGAGACGTTCTCGACCGGGCGGTCAAGGACATCACGCCGTCGGGAAACGGGTTGACCTTCACCCTGCTGACCCGAGGAGGCAACATCTCCCTCAAACACTTCAAGGCCCGAGAAACCCGTCAGGGTGTGAGCGCGGCGCCCTGGAACAAGCGAGGCATGTGGCCTGGGACATTCATGCGCGCGGGCTGGTGGCCGAACCGTGTCGACAAGCCGAAGTGGAACGGCCAGGTCTTCAGGCGAACGGGTAGCACTACGACCACGGGCATGGACCGCTTCGAGAAAGTCAGGTCCGGTCTTTTCATCCCTACGGAGATGGTGAAGGGCGAGACCGCGGCAGCCTGGGAGACCGTCATCAAGACTGCCCTGTTCCCCAGGGTGGAACACGAGATCAGCAGGCTTCTGCCTCGCTGACCCCACCCCCCCCGGTCAAGGGACCGTATCCCGGGGCAGGGCGACCTACGGGCAATTAGCGCCCCGGGTTTCGCCAGTAGGTCAGCCCGCAACCGGTACACGCATGCACGTGTGATGCACGTGTATTTGCACGGGACAATGCACGATGGCGGAGGATTGGATTTCGATCACGGAGGCGGCAGCGCGGCTGACCGCATCCGGCGATCCGGTCGACCGTTCGACCCTGTCGCGCTACATCAAGCAGCATGCGGAAGCCCTGCCCACGCGCGCCGAGGGCAAGTCGAACCTGGTGGACTTCGAAAAGCTCGCGGCCCATCGCGCCGAGAACATCCGCCTCCGATCGGCCGCAACGGTAAGCCGGGCCGCAGCCTCGGCCCAGCCCTTCTCCAGTCAGACTCCGACCCGCTTTGCGGGCTCTCAGGTGAACGGTGCTCAACGCAAGGCCAATGCCGACGCAGAGCTGCGCGAGATGGATCTGGCCGAGCGCCGCGGGCAGCTGACCGTCGTTGCCGAAGTGGACCAGGCCGGGCGTGACGCCGTCGCCCTGATGCAGAGCGCCTTCGAACGCGCCATCGAAACCGAGGCCTCGACGCTTGCCATGAAGTACGGCTGGGACGAGCGCACGGTGCGCCTGGCTCTCAAGACGTTTTCCCGGCGCGGGCTCGAGGTGTTCAACCGCGAGATCCTGGACCGGCTCGATGCCATCCGCCGCCGGCGCATGGCTCCCGAACTCGCCGGCGAACCCCTTAACCGGCCGGAATCGAGCGCCCTGCAATGACCTACCACGACGCCCGAGCGCAGTTCCCGCTGCTGCCCGACGGCGCGGAGATTCTGTTCCGGGGATTGGAGGCGGCGAGCCGTCCGGCCGAGGACCTCACCATCAGCGAATGGGCCGACCGTTACCGCGTCGTCTCGGCGGAATCGGGATCGCCGTGGCCAGGGCCATTCCTGACCGCCCGCGTTCCTTACCTGCGCGAGCCGCAGGACTGCCTTCATCCCGACCACCCGGCTCGTCGCGTCACGGCGCGCTGGGCGGCGCAGCTCGGCAAGTCGACCGCCATCGAGAACTGGTTTGGCTACACTGTCGACCAGGCGCCGGGCTCGATGATGATCGTGCTGCCGACCCTGGAAGAAGCGACCAAGTTCAACCGGGTCAAGCTGCAGCCGACCATCGAAGCGAGCCCCCGCATTGCCCACAAGGTTCTGCCGGTCAACAGCCGCGACGAGCAGGGCTCGACCACGTCGTTCAAGCGCTTCGCCGGCGGCTTTGCTCAGATCGTCAATGCAGGTTCGTCGAAGGGCCTGCAGATGGTGTCGATCAAGAACCTCGCCATGGACGAGGTGACCGGCTACCCGAAGGACGTGGACGGCCGCGGCTCCCCGCGCGACCAGGCCCGGGCTCGCCAGAAGATGTACGGCGACATGGCCAAGGAATGGCAGGGCTCGACCCCTGGCATTGCTGGCGAGTGCGTGATCACCGCCGACTTCGAGGCCGGGGACCGGCGCTATTTCTACCTGCCGTGCCCGCACTGCAGGGCCTTCCAGCCGCTCAAGTTCGAGCAGATGCGCGCGGCCGATCCGGAGCAGGGCCTGCCGGTGCACATGCGCTGCCTCGCCTGCGACGGAGTGATCCTCGACGGTCACAAGCCCGACATGATGGCGCGGGCGCATTGGATTGCGACGCGCGTTCCGGAGGGTGCCGACGCGGTGCCGGAGACCATCCCCGAGCACGAGATCGAGCGCTGGATCTGCCCGCCATGCGAGGGCCGCTGCCGCGACTGGCAGCCGAGCTATCACCTCTGGGCGGCCTATGCGCCGCGCGAGAAATGGGCCGACATCTGGGCGCGCTGGGAGGAGGCCGAGGGCGACACCACGAAGCTGCGCGTGTTCTTCCAGCAGGATCTCGCCGAGCCTTACGATCCGGGCGGAGTGATCATCGAATGGGAAAAGATCGTCGAGGCCTCGCGCCAGCATTACTATCCGCAGCGGCGAATTCCAGCCGAGGCAGGCCTGGTGATCTCGACCGCCGACGTTCAGGGCTACGGCATCAAGTGGGCCTGCCTGGCGCTTGGCCCGCGAGGTCAATACTGGCTTATCGACCGCGAGATCTTCGAGGGTGCGCCGGATCAAACCGACGAGCCCTGGATCAAGCTCGCCGACGCGCTCGGTCGTACATATCCGACTGCCGGCACCGTCGAGAAAGGCATTGACCTGTCGGGGGTCGATTCGGGCTTTGCCACGGATCGCGTCTATCGGTTCTGCGCCGGCCGCCCGAACGTCTATGCCCTCGACGGCCGCCATCAGCATGGCCTGCCATGGCTCGGTACGCCGACGAAGAAGGACATCAAGGATGCCCGCAAGCGCGTGGTCGCCAAGGTCATGCTCTATCCGGTGGGTCTGTATGACGTCAAAACCGAGGTCGCTGCCAGTCTGGCGAACTTCGTCGACGGACCTGACGCGACCGGTGCATGGCCCCGCAACACCTACCACCTGACGTCGGAACTCTGCGACGAGGACTTCGCCAAGGAGCTCACGGCGGAACGGCTGGTCGATGCGGACGAGGATGCGCAGTCCTCCAACCAGCGCAAGCGCCTGATCAAGGCGAATGCGAAGCGGGAATGGAAGAAGATCGTCGGGCGCAAGAACGATTGGTGGGACGTCACGGTCTACGCCTTCGCGCTCGGCTGGCACCTCGTACACAAGCGCCGTCTCAACGCCGATCGCTGGGCCGACTTGCTCGTGCAGGTGCATGGGCAGCGCGCCGAGCCCGATCTGTTCGAGGCGGCCGAGGCGAAGGACCCGTTCGAGAAACCCGCAAAGGTGAGGAAGTCCCGTGAAGATCGGGCCTCCCGCCGGAACGCATGGAAGAACCGATGACCCAGGTGACCAAGACCGGATCGAAGGGCCGCTCCACAGCCGCCGCTCGAACTGCGTCTGCGTCGCCCCGGGCCCGCAAGGCCTCTCCTTCGAAGGAAGTCGCCACGATTCCCGTCGGGTCCACCCCGTCGCGCCGTACGACGGCCCGGTGGCTGCGCGACAGCTCGAACGGGGTTCTCGCCATGCGTCAGGCGAGCCTCGTCGACAGCCGGGACGAGAACCGGCGCATGTGGGACCGGATCTCGGCGCTTGCGCTGGACTTCATCCAGAACTCGGGTCACCTCAAGGGCGCGGTCGACCAGGTTCTCGCCGACACCGTCGGCGACGGCCTGAAGCTGCGGCCGTCGCCGGATCTCAAGAAGCTGGGTTATTCCGACGAGGAAGCGGCCGAGTGGGTCAAGCTGGTCAAGAACCGGTGGCGCCGCTATGCCGAGAACCCGGACGAGGTCGACGCCCGAGGCAAGTTCACCCTCGACCAGCTGGTCGACGTGGCGCTGCGCCACTCGGTCGCCTTTGGCGAGGCCGTGGGCGTGATCTCGTTCTTCGCGCCGGACCAGCGCCGGCCCTACGGGATCCAGTCCGGCACGAAGCTGTGCCTGACCTCGCCAATCCGGCTCGTGCGCGACACCGATGAGTTCATCGGCCTGCACTCGGGCGTCATCCACGACGCCAATGGCCGTCCGGTCGCCTACCGCTTCAAGGAGAAACAGTCAGGGATCGAGGTGAAGCGCGACTACAGGGCGCGCGATGCCGAGGGACGCACTCTGGTCGTCCACGCCTTCGATCCGTGGGACGCCGAGGATGTGCGCGGCATCTCGGTGATCGCCTCGGCCCTGCGCACCCAGGCGAACTATCACCAGCTGCGCGAGGCGACCATTGCGACGGCCGTCCTGCAGACGGTGTTCGCCGCGACCCTGACATCGCCGGAGCCGAGCGCCGATGCCTTCGAGGCTCTCTCGGCTCTTGAGGACGAGGATCTTACCAACGACTTCCTCGACTACTTCGGGGCTCGCCTCGACAAGGCCAAGGAGAGCCGCCTGTCTCTGGACAACGCGGCTCAGGTCTCGCACCTGGCGCCGGGCGAGGAGCTGAAGCTGCTCACGGCCGGCACCCCTGGTCCCGACTATCTGCCGTTCTCGAACGATCTCAAGCGGGAAATCGCCCGCGCGCTCGGCGTTACCTATTCGTCCTATGCGATGGACCATGACGGGGCGACCTATTCCAGCACCCGCATGGAAGGGGCGACGATCTGGCCGATCGTGCTGCGCCGGCGCAAGCGCATCGCGGCACCGATCTACCAGGCCGTGTACGAGAGCTGGCTCGACGAGGAGATCGGGGAGGGGCGCATCCCGCTCAAGGGCGGCTACCGCGCCTTCCTAGCCAATCGCCACTCGCTCACCTGGGCGGAATGGCAGGGCCCACCGAAGCCGACGGCCGACGACAAGAAAGCGGCCGAGGCTCAGACCGAGCGGCTGGTCAACGGCACATCCACTCTTGAGATCGAGTGTGCCGAGAACGGCCTCGACGTCGACGACGTGATCGAGCAGCGCGCGCGTGAAGCCGAAAAGCTGAGAGCGAAGAACCTGCCAAACGTCTTCGAGCGGGTGCGCGGCGGGGACGGGGGCGGCTCCTCGGAGCCCGAGCCCGCGCCGAAAGCCAGGAGGAAACGATGAGCGGCGGACCTGTTCCCGTCAATCCCTGCGACGAGGCCCGCCGCCTGCGAGACATCCTTACCGCCATCGCTACAGGAGACAGCGTCGCATCGGCGCGCTTCGGCGACGAGGAGATCCGCTACCACAAGGCTGACACGGCTCGTCTCGAGCGCCTGATCGAGCACTTCGAGCGGGAATGCGCGATCTCGCGCGGCGAGACGCCCAGGCGCACCCGCTTCGCCAAACGCATGGCCTTCCGGCCCTACTGAGGAATCCAACCATGTCCGTTCTGCAGAACGGCGAGCTCGTGCTCTACGGGTTCGTCGGCGACAGCTTTTGGGAGCAGGGCTTCACCGCCAAGGAGGTGGTGGACGCCCTCGCCGAGATCGGGCGCGAGACCGACGTCACCGTCCGCATCAACTCCGGCGGCGGCTATGTCGACGACGGCATTGCCATCTACAACGCGCTGGCCGCTCACAAGGGCCAGGTGACGGTGCATGTGGATGCCATCGCCGCCTCGTCGGCCTCGCTGATCGCCATGGCCGGCGACACCATCGTCATGCTCGAAGGCTCGCTCATGATGATCCACAACCCGTCGGGGATCACCTTCGGCACGGCGGAGGATCACGAAAAGACCGGCTCGATCCTGGAGAAGATGGCGTCGCAGATGGCCTCCATCTACGCCGAGCGCTCCGGCAACCCGGTCGAGGACGTGCGCCAGGCGATGAAGGACGAGCTCTGGCTCACGGCTGCCGAGGCCGTCGAGCAGGGCTATGCCGACGAGAGCCAGAGCGCGAAGGCCAAGGCCGTGGCCGCCTTCGATTTCAGGATCTACGCCAATGCTCCCCAGCGCCTCACGGCGATGGCGAAGCGCAAGAACTGGTCTCTTGCGGAGGCCAGCGCCCGGGCGGCCGCGACCGCTCACCACCCCCGTCAACCAAGGGAACCTTTGATGACGAAAGAGACCACAGCGGTCGCACCCTCCGCCGAACTTGCGGGTGCCGTGGCCGAGGCCGCGAAGAAGGCTCAGGCCAGGATCAAGACGATCATGACGGCAGCCGCCGCCAAGGGTCGCGAGGGCTTGGCCGAGTATTTCGCCTTCGAGACGGACATGGAGGCCGAGGTCGCCATCGCCGCCCTCGAAAAGGCGCCCGTCGCCGCCGCGGCTCCGGCCGCGCCCGAGCAGCAGCCGAACGAAACGCCGGAAGCCTATGCGGCCCGCCGGGTGGCGACCGCTGGGCTTACCGCCCCGGGCGGCGTCCAGCCGCCGGTCAAGCCGCAGGCGAAGCTCATTGCCGGCGAGATCTATGCCAACCGCCGCAAGGCCCTGAAGTAAGGAGCCTCCGTCCATGCCCATGGATATCAAAACCGAGAAGGCGCGGAATCTCGCCTTCATCCTCAGCGAGCCCCACGGCACCGTGGCTCGCGAGGTGGTCACCATCGCCTCCGGCGAGGGCGTCCTCGAGGCCGGCACCGTGCTCGGCAGGGTGACCGCCACAGGTCGGTACGTCGCCTCGCCGAACGCCTCGGTGGCTGGAAAGGAAGGCGCGGAAACCGCCGTCGCAGTCCTCGGTTACCAGGTCGATGCCACTAGCGCCGACGCCAAGGCCGTGATCGTCGACGGTGGCGGCGGCGTCGAGGTGAAGGCCTCGATGCTCGTCTTCCACTCGTCCGTCGACAACGCGGCGAAGCGCAACACGAAGCTGACCCAGCTGCGCTCGGTCGGCTTCAAAGCCCGTTAAGGAGAGCCATCCCATGGCAGCAGAAGATATTTGGAATGGCGATGGCTTCTCCCTGCAGAGCCTGACCGCCGCCGTCAACCGCGAACCCTACCGCCCCGGTCAGGTATCGGCCACCGGCATCTTCGACGAGGATGGCGTTACCACGACCATCGTGTCGATCGAGCTGCGGGAGGGCAAGCTCGCCCTCGTGGAGCCGACCGAGCGCGGCGGTCCCGGTGAGACCACCGACGACGAGAAGCGCACCAAGATCCCGTTCGAGGTCGATCACTACCAGCGCGACGATTCCATTCTGGCCGACGAGGTCCAGAACGTGCGCGCCTTTGGCAGCGAGGACCGCCTGGAGCTGCTCCAGGAGCGGGTCGAGCGCAAGGCGCAGCGCCATGCGGCCGATCTCACCATGACGCTGGAACACCAGCGCGTCGGCGCGATCAAGGGCATCGTCACGTCGAAGTCGGGCACGGTCCTCCACGACCTCTACTCCCGCTTCGGCATTGCGGTGCCGGCGGCTGTCTCGCTCGAGCTCGATGTCGAGTCGACCAAGGTCGGCGAGATCTGGCAGGACGTGGTCTATTCGATCGAGGATGCGCTCGACGAAACCTATAGCGGCCTGCATGTCTTCACCGGTCGCGACTTCCACAAGGCCCTGTGGCAGCACAAGGCCGTGCGCGAGACCTTCCTTTACGGATCGGGCGCCGGGATTCTCCGTCAGGACGTGCCGGACAAGTTCGAGTTCGGCGGCGCGACCTGGGAGCGCTACCGCACGGGCGCGAAGGCCACCACCGATCTCGGCGCGCCCTACATCGCGGCCAACGAGGCGCGGGTGGTGCCGCTCGGGGTGCCCGATCTCTTCCTGACCCGGTTCGCGCCAGCGGATTACATAGAGACGGTCAACACGGTCGGTCTGCCATTCTATGCCAAGCAGTGGGAACGCGACGACGGCAAGGGGCGGAAGCTGCAGGTGCAGATGAACGCCATCTCGCTGTGCACCAACCCGAAGGTTCTGCGCCGGCTGACGCTCACCTGAGCCGAGGGACGAACCTGACCAGATGAACCGCCGGAGCGGGTGACCGCTCCGGCTTTCCTGGCCGCCAGCCTGAAAGTTCAACCGATGTCTGCAAAGACCATTGTCATCGCGGGGCCGCGCGGCCTCCGCATTCCGGCCTCCGTGTTCGGGAAGTCCGCCCCCGGCACCCCCGACAAGGTGGTGCCGCCGCACGAGCCGATCGAGGTCCCGGAGGCCTATGGCCGCCACCTCATCGACGACAGGTTCGCCGTTGAGGTCGAGCCCGAGGGCAAGAAGTCGAAGGGTGCCAAGCCGTCGAAGGAGGAGAAGCCCTCCGACCCTCCGAAGGATCTGACGAAGCTCTCCCGTGACGAGCTCATTAAGCTCGCTACCGAGAAGGGCCTGGCGGTCCAGCTCGACATGGACGAGGCCGCCATCATCGCCCTGCTGCAGAAGCAGCAGTAACCCGATGCCGACCTTCGCGCAGGCCTGGCCTTCGGCGCGGGAGAGGCTGGACGCGATCTTTGCCAGATCCGTCCAGATCATCCCGATGATCGAACACCAGCGCCTCGGCGCCCGGCCGGATCCGGCGCGGCCGCCGAGAACCATTCAGGCGAAGCTCACCCTCAAGCCCGGCCTCGACAGCTTCCAGGGCTCCCGCAAGGGCTCGGAGATGGAAGGCTTCGGCCACCGTCAGGTGGCGCGGGCGACGCTGGCGATCCGGGCGGCCGTCTACACGACGCTCGGCTACCCGCTGCGCCGGGGCGACCACGTGGTCATCCCGGAGGGGCACGGCGCCGGGCGCTACAGCATCGCCAAGGATCCGCCCTCGCACCTGGGCGACCACACCCTGGACCTCATCGCGGAGAACCAGCCGTGAGTCTCGTGCCCTTCGCGATCCGGATCTGCGGCGAGCGCGCCATCCTCGGCGATACTTACGCCGGGAGCCGTATCTACGACTCGATGATCGTGCCGGTCGATCAAACCGTTCCGTCCGAGCGCGAGGCGCTCGTCATTCTCTCGACGGATGACGACAGGGTCGACGTCCGGGAGTGGGATCTGCTGCGGGGCAACCGCGAGCTGGAGGTGGTCTTCGAGTCGGTGCTGGCGACCTACGTCGAAGCCAAGGGCAAGGACGGCAACACCGAGATCGAGATCCAGATCCCGCATACGGACGCGGGCATGGAGGCCGCACTCGGCTTCATGCAGCGCCAGATCATGCGGGCGCTCATGGACCCGAGGGACCCCTGGGCCGAGCTGTTCAAGGAGTTCACCGGGCGGCTCATCCGCGTGATGGGGCGTCGCGGCGCCAGTGCCGAACAGGGGGTGAGGTTCGCCGCCAAGCAGCTCGTGCTGGTCTGCGACCCGATCCCCGAGCCGGATTTCGGCGAGACGATCCCCGCCGACAGCCCCTGGGGGCGCCTCATTGCCTTGATGGAGCAGCAGGAGGACCTCGAGGATCTCGCCAAGGTGCTGCGGGAAGAGATCGAGAACGGCAGCGACATGCCGTCCTGGCGCCGCTTCCAGGCCTCCCGCGGCTGGACCGATGCGCGGGTGCGGAACGCCGGCTTCGCGCCTTACAGCCGAACCGCGACGGGTGAGGCGCCGAGCCTGGCGGAGGCCACGATCGCCAGTCCTGACAGGATGATCACCGTCACCCCCAGCAGTACGAACCCGCTTGAGCCGGAGAGATAACTGATGTCGGACCTGATCGACTTTCTCATCGGGTTTGATTTTACTGTCACCGAGTTGCAGCGGCGCTTCGAGAACAGCCAGCGCCCAGGCGTTGTGCATGAGGTCGATCCGGCCAAACAGCGGGTGCGTCTCCTGCTCGGCGGCACCGAGGCCAGCCCCTTCCTCTCCCCTTGGGTTCCGTATTCCCAGGTTGCCGGCGAACTGAAAGTCCACAGCCCTCCGAGCAAGGGGCAGCAGATGATCTTCGTTTGTCCCGACGGGGATTTCCGCCGAGGCTACGCGGTGCCCTTCACCTGGTCCAACCAGAACCCGTCACCGTCGAGCCGCGGCGACGAGCACGTGACCACCTACGGGAAGTCCAAGCAAACCGTCCGCAAGGGGCAGATTAGACAGGAGGTCGGGCCCCAGGCTGCGCATGAGGTGCTCGAAAAGGCCGTCTCCTCCAAGGTCGGCGGCTCCCTGGTACGCCTCTTGCGAAACCAGGTCAGGGCGGCTGCGAGCCGGATCGATCTTAACTAGGAGCCCGTCATGGCCGGCATTTCGCGCGCGGTCTGCATTGCGCTGATCCTGCGCTACATCGGCGGTTCTCCGATCCGTGGAGCCGTCAGAGTCTTCGCCAACCGCTTGCCAGTCGCCAAGAAGATCGGCTTCGGCGGGCTTGGCGGGCTGGTAGACCAGGTGATGCAGGGCGGCCTGTCGTCCGTGTTCCAGAACCCGGTCGGCGCGCTCTCAGGCGCGCTGCAGGGGGCGATCCCGGCCACCATCGGTGAGCTCAAGGATCACTTCATGCAGCAGGTGGTCGGCGAGGGCGGGGCCTTGACCAACGTCCTGCCCGGCAACATCCAGTCCCTGGTGAACGGGTTGGGCGAGGGCGGAGGGGGCCTCCTCGGGGCTGTCGATGCGCTCAGGCATCACACCAATCTGCTCTCCGGCGTTCAACTGCCGGGGGATCTCGAGCACGGACTTTCGGACCTGCTCGGGCTTGCGCTCGACGGCTCGAACAACCTGTTCGAGCAGGCGGTCGGCCCTCTCCAGCAGATGGGGCGACTGACGGATGCAACCGGTTTCGTAACCGCGCTGGCGCAGAAGGTCATCGCCAACGAGCTCACGCCCGAGGCGGCGCTGGAAATCGTGACGAGCCATACCTCGGCAATCAACTCAGTCATTTCCGCCAGCACCGGGGCCTTCGCGGCGATGCGCGCCAGCGCGGAGGCCGTGGCCCTCGTGCAGGAAGCGGCGGCCGGGCTCTTGGACGCCAGCCTCGTCGACGGCGAGGTGTCCCGCGCCAAGGCGCTGGTCGAGAGCATCGTCCGGCCCGGGCCGCTCGCGACCATGAGGCAGGCCGTCCATGAATGGACCCATCCGCCCGAAGAGGAGGACGGGGAAACCGACGGAGACGAAGAGTCGTGAATCGCAACCGGTATTTCGTGACTGAAGTTGGCGCGGCACAGGGGGCGATCCTGGGGCGGCGCGTCTCCACGGGTCAGGAACTCTGGCTAACCGATGGTGAGGCCGCGACGCCGCTTGAGCGAGGCTTCGTCGCCTCAGAGGCGCCCGAGCCAGTCCGCAACTCGATTGATCATGAGGTCAAGGGCCGCAAGGGCGGTTCCCTCAAGAGACCCCAGCGCCGGAGTCACTGATGGCAGGCTTCGACCGCACCACGGGCCGTCCGCTGGAGGGATGGGCGCATGTCCAGCAATCCCTCGATGTGCTCTTCCGGACCCGGATCGGGTCAAGGGTGCTCCGTCGCACCTATGGTTCGGCTGTTCCCGCGCTGCTGGGACGCCCGATCAACCGGGCCACTGTTCTGCGCTTCGCCACGGCGATCATCGTTGCCGTCGAGCTCTGGGAGCCGCGCTTCCGGATTAAGCACATCTCCTTTTCTCGCCCCCAGAATCCGCCTGAAAAGCTGCGTCTCGGACAGCTCTCCATGAGCCTAGTCGGAGAATACAGGCCGCGCGGTCACCTGGGCGACCCGACACCCGAGGGTGAGGATCGCACCCTGACACGCTGAACGAAGGGACACCCATGGCGAGCGTCTTGGATCTGATCGACACCTCGCGCCTGCCCGCACCCGACATCCTTGAGGATGTCAGTGCCGAGGAGAAGCACCAGGAGTTCATCGCCCGGTTCAAGGCGATCTGGGCCGCGCGCCGCGCGCAGAACCCTTCGCTGCCGGAATGGGACGTCTCCATGGTGGAAGCGGACCTGCCGGTCGTGGTGTCGGAGGCTGTGGCCTATCTGCGCACGCTCGACCGGATCCGCGTCAACGATGCGGTGAAAGCAGTCCTGGCGCCGCTCGCCAAAGGCACGAACCTCGATAACGTGGTCGCCAATCAGGGCTTGATGCGCCTGGAGCTGGTGCCGGCCGATCCGGCCACGGGCTTGGCGGCCGTCATGGAGAGCGACGAGCAGCTCCTGCGCCGTTACTTTCTATCCTTCGAGAAGCCATCGGCCGGGTCGGCCGAGCGTTACATGCTGGAGGCTTGGACAGCGGTCCCATCGCTCCATGACGTCGCCGTGATCGGCCATGCGATACACGGGCGACGGGGCGACGTCGATATCGTCCTGCTGGGGCAAGGCGGACGTCCGCCGACAGCGGACGAGATTCGCGCCGTCCACGATGCCATCCACCAGCCTGGCGTGAAGTCCGAGGCCACCGCCGTCAGCGTGTTCGGTGCCATACTCGCCACCTACGGGATCGGTCTGACCGCCGAGGTAGGGCGGGGACCTGATCCTGCCTTGGTGGCCGACGAGGCCAGGACACGCGTCAAGGCTGCTACCGACGAGCGCATGGTGATCGGCGGAGAAGTGCCGGCGGATTTGCCGATCGGGGCGGCTTATGGGCCGAACATCTTAAAGGTGCGCTGGAAAATGCCGTTCGCTGGCGTCGCCAGACACCCCTACACGGCGCCGGTCTGCGCTGAGGTCAGCGTCGATTACGAGGTCAGGACATGACGACGGCCAAAGACCTGCTGCCGTTCGAGGATCCGCTCGAGGCCTCGATCGCCGAGGCGGTGAGCGACACGTTGCCGGTGCCGGTGGATCGAGCGCTCGACCCGCTCACGACGCCGGCACGGTTCCTGCCATTTTTGGCGCAGCATAAGGGAGTGCGGCTCTGGTATTCCGATTGGGCAGACGACCGGAAACGGCAGATGATCGCCCAGTCCTCCGACCTTGCCGCAAAGGTCGGCACCCGAGCTGGGGTTCTCGGCTTCCTGCCGTTCGTCGATGCCGAGCTTCTTGACGCCATTGCCTATCCAGCCCGCTTCGTCATGGGCCGCTCGGTGATCGGGCGGGCGCCTATTGGCCACCCGCCGTTCGTCGCACGCTACCTGGTCAAGATCGAGACGAAGACACCGCCCCGTGCTTTCGTCCTGGGCCGCTCGGTCATCGGACGGCATCGGCTCAAGACACCCAGCCCCGAGCCTTTCCGGCGGGGCATGGCGGCCCTGCGGGCGGCCAAGGCTCCCGACACCGAATACCGCGTCGATTTTGCTCACATGCGCCCGCTGAAGCTCTCAGACGGGCCGCTCCTGTCCGACAATCTCCGTCTGGGCGCGTTCGTCGCCCGCACAACGCTGTAACGAGGACTCGCATGAAGGCTATTCTCTTTGCCGAGGCCGAAGTCGCGCAACAGCAGGACTTCGACAATATCTCCCTTTTCGCGCGAGAGGGCGTCGATCATGTGGTCGAAGGTGCGGTTGGCTACCCGAACCACTGGGCTGCCTTCACCGTCGCGAAGAAGAGCGCCTCCAATCCGGTGGTTGCCGTCGTGAGTCCCGGGCGCCTGTTCAACGGTGACATCGTCTACTCGGCGGACGAGGCGATCGAAGTCGACCTCATGTTCTACCTCCCGACCATTACCAGCAATCGCCGTTGGGTTGGGCTTGTGGCGCAGGGTGAGGAGGTAACAGAGAACGGCTTTCGTCGAATCGAGACGGACCCGGACACGGAGAACACCGTGTTGATGTCGGTGCCGAAGGTCGTCGACCGCCGTGTAAAGATCATCCCGCAGCCGGGGCCGGTGGAGATTGCCGCAGATCCCTCAAAGCCTGCCGTGCCGGCCGGGCAGAGCTGCATCGCCTTTGTGCTGCTGGGCACGACCGGGATCCTCGATATCGCCCCCGGCAATGCGTGGCGCGCGAAGACCCTTCACGAGGTTGAGGGGCGTGTCACCGCGATCGAGATCCAGTTCGAGAAGTCGAACGGTCGTATTTCGACGCTCGAGACGGACCTCGCGAACCTCAACGCGACCGTGAAGGCGCTTCCCGTCCCGCGGCCTCACATCATCCGCGAGTTGCGTCGCGACGTCGCGGCTATGCGGCGGCAGATCGACGTCCCGGCCGGAGCTCGCTCAGACTGGTACGATCCCGGCCTGATTCCTCCCGGCAATCCCGCCTCACAGTGGGACGCCTCCCATGCAGGCTGGCTGGCGCGGATCGCCGAGGGAATCCAGCATCCTTACGCGGCCGTACAGGAAACGCGCCTTGAGCTCGTGAACGAGGATTCCTCGCTCATTAAGTTTGCCGGCCGGCGGATGATGCCGACGTGGACGGAGGTCAAACGGATCTGGAATGAGGGCGGATCCGCGACGCGTGATATTTCGCAACAGGTTCACACCGTCACGACGACGAAGATTAAGACAGTCGCGCGCAACGTTTGGGAGTACGGCCCGACGGTAGGCTATTGCTCCAATCAGGCCGAATGGAGCCGCTACCTCATCAATGCTGAGATCGGGACGATCTTTTCCAAAGATGGGGAGGTTTACGTCGTCGATAGCAAGATCATCGACAACAAGGGGAAAAATCACGACTTTTGGGGTGTCCGCACCCTCAAGGTAAAGACGCTCTATGACACCTACGTCGAGCACAACACGACGGAGGTCGGAATCAATGGCTCGATCTACGGCCAGTCGTTCCTCGTCGCTCAACCGATGATCGCGACCTCTGTCGAGCTCGATTTCTCGCGTGTCGCGAACGACGGCGCCGTCCATCTGTTTCTCGTCGAGACGGACAGCACCGGCGCGCCGCTCTATGATTACGCGCTCGCGACCGCAACCGTGCCGGCGGCGAACATCGTTCTCGGCTGGAACAAGATCCCGATTCCACTGACCTACCTCACGCCTGGCTCTCGTTATGCCTGGTACACCGTCACGACCGGAAATCACCAACTCCGCGGAACCGGGAACAATGCCTTTACGGGTGGAACCTCGTTCCTCTCTACCGATGGAGCTTGGAGCCAGGGCGATCTCTCGTTCGACTTCCATTTCCGGATCAACGCGGCGCGGTTTGAGAACGTCCGGACCGTGATCAACTTCAAGCCCATGACGCTCGAGAACGGAATGACGGAGTTCCGGCTCCTCTATCCGTCCTGGGCTCCGGAGGGGACGGCGATCGCCTGGGAGATCAAACCCATCGGCGCCGCGTCCTGGTCGAAACTCGAGCCGACGGCCGTCGGGTCCAATCCGTTAACCGGACTCCCGGCGTTCGTTGAGCTCCGCGCGACGTTGATCGCGACGCCGGATCTCGCTCCCATGATCGAGCTCACGGCGGATGCGGTCGTCCGGACCGCGCGGGTCCGTGCGGATATGCGCGCGGTCTCCAAGGCGATCAACCTTGGCCTGACCACGACGCAGATCCAGACGCTCGAGGTCCTCGACGACTTCGATCCGGCGGTCCACACCTTCACGCCGCGGATCATGGTCAACAACGGGCCGGCGCTGATCTCTCCGGACACGAGCACGACGGAGATCGATCCGGACAAGCCGAGCAGGCGTGCGGTGTTATCGACCTACACGGTCCCGGCCGGAACGAGCGTCGTCCGGAACGCGCCGGGGCTGGCGACGACGAATGTCGTCAACGTCGCCTTCATCCAAAATACGGCGCTGTTTGCGCTCTAAGGGAGATCCGGCAATGGCGGACACCTATGACGACGAGAGGGTCTATCTCGTCAAATTCACCCGTCCTGTGAAATGGGGAAAGGTCGAGCTTCGGCCTCTCCCGGTTCACGAGATCAAGGGCAAGGTCCTGAAACAGATCCTCGAGGTCGAGGGCGAGGACGCGCTCGATTCCGCGACCCCTACGGAGGAGTCACGCGATGGCGATTCCCTCCGCTGATAACGACTATAAGTCGGACCCCTCGACGCGGCTCAATCCGGCTACATGGGACGCCGTTCTTGGCTCGGTCGCCTCCCGCTTGAGAGCGCTCGAGGCGAAACGGGTCGAGGTCCAGGGCGTGATCGACGAGCTCCGGCAATTCGGCCTTGCGCGGATCGACGCCGAGCTCGCGCCGAAGATCGCGGAAACCCAAGCCGCGCTCGACCAACTGGAGGAGGATATGGCGGCCGCGCAGGCGATCGTTGATTCGATCCTCGCGAGCACCCTCCCGGCGACGCAAGTCAACGAGACGGCGTCGAGGGTTTTCGTCACGCCGGCACAGCGCGCCGAGATCGGGACCCTCCGAACCGACCTGGGCGCGCTTACGACTGTCGTCGGCGGAAAGGCTCTCGCGGACCTCTCCAATGCGACGGGACCGCGCGGCAAGCTGACGCCGGCGCCGGTCAACACGTCTCCGAACCTGTTTCTTGAGAACGGCCGGCGGCTTTTCTCAAGCACGGCGCCGAACACTCCGGCTTCGGGCAATCCCTGGCTTATCGAGTGTATCGTCGACGATACAGGGGCGGACCAGGCGATCCAGATCGCCCATGATTACACGAGGTTCGACCAGGATCGGGCACTCTTCCCCTCTTATGTCCGTTTCCTGCGGAATACAGCCTGGACACCTTGGGCGCCATTCCATTTCGAGAACGCTCACCAAAAGAGGCTAGACCTTTCGGGAAAGCAGACGCTTGAGATCGCTGTTCCTTCCTGGGCTAAGGTTTGCCGCGTTCATGGTTATTCGTATCTCCCGCACAACAGCTACGCCGCAATCCGCGTAAGTGGAAACGGATCGGGGTTTCTCACATCTGCCGGCAGCTACGGAAGCGGGATGCACACGATGAACGTGCAAGGAAGCACGACGAGCGTCGTCACAGAGAGCAACTCAAATTCGGCGTGGCTCCTCGGGCAACCGGCGATCGCTCACCCCTCTCTGATTCCTCCTGTAATGTTCGATGCAGAGATATCCCTCGATAGAGGATCCAATCTGGCAGACATGACGGCGTTCGGTTTTCACGCTCGCGTTTTGTCGTACACTGACGGGACCGGCTATCGGATCTCCACACAAGGCGGGTTCATCACAAGAGGGTCCTTGAACGCTCTCCGGATCATGGCGATCCAACTCCTGACGGTCTCTCGGGATGGCACCGGGGCAGCGTTCCCGAACGGGACGTTCGGCGCGGGACGGGTCGCAGTCGAATTTTCTTAATCACACGTTCCCATCCCGCACGGATTGCCGTCGCGTTCACCCGGCTGCCTGTGAAGGCAGCCTTTTCTTTCACAAGGAGCAACCGATGACCGAATCCACCTTCGGCATGACTTTCCTTCGCGATGACAGCGAGCCGAGCTCGGTCGTCGCCAGCGATCTCTCCGTTGCAGGCTTCGTGCTGCCATCCGCCGATGCAGACCCATCCGCGTTTCCCTACCATGTGGCGGTCACTTTCAACTCGAACGACCTAAACTACCTAGGTAAGCTCGGGTCCGGGCCTCTTTACCGGGCGGTCGTAAAACTCAACGCTCAGCTTGCCCGCCTCCAGATCGCGGCACGGCTCGTGGTGGTGCGCGTCCCGCAGGGGGCTACCATCGACGAGACCATCGCCAACATCGTCGGCGATCCGGCTGCGGGCACCGGGTGGCATGCCATGCTGCAGGCAGGGCAGCGTCTTGGGGTGATCCCCCGCCTCCTGGGATCGCCTGGTTTCACGGGCAAGTTCACGCGCACGGCCGGCGCTACGACCGTCAACAGCGCGGTGAAAACTGGCGGCAACTCCGGCAACGGCACTCTGACCTTGGCCTCGGCGCCGGCTTATGGCGCGAGCGTCAAACGTGGCGTCTATCGGGTGCGCTGCACTGGCGGCACCTTCTCGGCGACGGCCCAGCCCAAGGCCGGGAACGTGGGCAACGGCGCTATCAGTGGCGTTGCAGCCGGCGTGGGCGCCGTTCCGGGCATCTACACCGCCACGTGTTTCGCAGCGGCGGCCAACGGCGGCACCTTCGTGATCGAGAACCCGGGCGGCCAGACCATCGGCGTCGTCACTGTCGGTCAGGGTTACAACGGACCGGTGGTGTTTTCGATTGCCGACGGCTCGGTGGACTTCGCCGTGGGAGACCAATTCCAGATCACGGTTGCTCATGCGGTCCCGTCCAATGCCGGCGTGTTCTCCGTGACAGACCCGGACGGTGTCGCGCTTGCTGATGCCACCGTGGGCGTACCCTATGGTGGATCCCATATCCGTTTCACGATCGCCGACGGCTCGACGGATTTCGCGGTGGGGGATGGCTTCGACGTGACGGTCGGCATGACCGGCGGCCTGGCACAGGCCAACCCGGTCTGCGCTATCCTGTCTCAGATCACCAACGCGCTTCTCGCGAAAGCCTATGTCGGCGGTCCCGGAACTACGGTGCGCGATGCGCTCGACTGGCGCGAGACGATCAACAGCGAGAACCTGATCGCCCTCGACAACTGGGACATTGTGCGGGTTGGCACCTCCGATGTGGAGGAGGACGGGGCAGTGGTGGCCATCGGCCAGCAGATCGCTGCCGACTTCGAGGCCGGTGGGATTCCGATGTACGCACCTGCGAATCGTCCGGTGCAAGGCATCATCGGCCTGAAGAGGTACGATGCTTTCTCGCTAACCGATGGCGCGACGGACGGACAGATCCTCCTCAGCCACCAAATCGGCATCACCCAGCGCGGCGAGCTCGGGCTTGAGACGGCGATCTCCGATTCCGGGTTCGTCTTGATCTGCACCGACACCTGCGCTGAGGATCCGAAGTGGAGGATGATCAATGTCTCCCGCTTGCGCGATTATGAGCACTTGGCCCTGCTGCGGGCGACGCGCCGTCGTCTGGGGCGGACCAACATCACACGGCACGGGATCCAGGCCGTCCTCAACGACCATATCGCCTTCTTGTCCGACCTTCAGGCCAAGGGCGCAATCCTGCCCGGGTGGCGGGTCGGCTTCGAGGAGGACAAGAACAATCCGGAGAACCTGCGACTTGGTCGCATCCGGACGTTCTACGCTGTCGAGGAGCCGCCGACCCTCAAGCACGTCACGGTCGACAGCCGGCGCAATCGCGAGTCCCTGAACGTCCTGCTCGAGGACCTGGTCACCAGCACCGACCAACTGCTCGGGTTTGCGGCCTGATCGAGTGGCCTAAGGCGGTGCGCCGTGATCCGCGCGCCGTTTTTCGTCTTCCCGTCATTCTTTTTGAAGGAACCGGACCATGCCTTTGCTTATCCAGGAGGCCGTCAACCTCTATGTCGGCGACGACGCGCCGAACGCCAACAAGCGCAACAACCTCGCCTCGATCAAGCTGCCGACCCTTGAGGAGATCACCTCCAGCCACCATGCCGGCGGCGCGCTCGGTGCGATTGAGGTCGGCGGTCTCGGCCTCGCCGCGCTCGAGGCCACCTTCAAGCAGACCGGCTGGGATCCGCAAACCCTGAGCCAGTTCGGCCTCGGCCAGCGCGGGCGCATCCCGTACACCTGCTACGGTCTCGTCCGGAACAAGGACATCACCAACAAGGCCATCGAGGTCAAGGCGATCATGTGGGGGCGGCTGGCCCGGATCGAGAGTGACGAGTTCTCGCGCGGCGACAACCTGATCGGTCATGATCACACGATCAAGGAGATCCTGCGCTACGCGGTCTATTTCGATGGCGCCGAGAAGTACTACTACGATTGGGAGAACGGCACTTGGCGGGTCGACGGCGTCGACCAGAACGCCGACGAACGCAGGATTCTGCGCTACTGATGAGCAAGCCGCCAGGAGGGTCTAAACCCTGGCGGCAGCCACTCAAGTTATCGGGCAAACTCCGCCCCAGGCTTCATCGTGCCCTGATGGCCACCGAACTGAGGCGCTTGGGTAGGACCGGAAGGTGGCTCGACCGGCGTAGACGGTGTCGTACGGCCGATGCGGATAGCCGACATAAGTTCCTGGTGCCGGCGCTCGGCTTGGCTCTCTCTGCGCTTCCACACGCCGAAGAAAAGGCCGACGAGACAGGCGAAGAGCCAAATGAAGAGAGGCCAGCCGCTACTTGTCGTGCCGACGAGTACTCCAGCCACAAGACCGAGGCCGCTTCCGGCCAGTGTTCCGGCGGCGCTTCGCATGAAGAGCGCCAGGATTCCAGGGAGACAGAAAAACACGAAGGCGAGCCAAGGCGCCGTTTCTACGAGCCGGGTCAAGGATTCCAGCAGCCTGATCCATCCATCCATTCCATTCTCCCCATCCGGGCCGAAAACGTCCAGGAAGGCTTCATATCATGATAGAACATCGCGAGGAAATACCGGCTCCGGCTGAGCCCCTGAAGGCTGAGTTTCTGCAGGTCGAGGGCCGGCCGCTCTCCCAACGCGTCGAACTCGAGTTCCCCTTCACTTATGGCGGGGTCACGATCACTGCCTTCGAGGTTCGGCGCCTGACGGTGGCGCAGGTCGAGGTCATCCTGGAGGCCCTGAAGAGCGGGGCCGAGGTGAACCTCTGCGAGGCCATGACGACCCTGCCCGGCGGCGATCCGGTGCCGCCCGGCCTGTTCGGGTCGGGCGTCATGATCGACGACGACGACGCGCGCCTTTACGAGGTCGCGCAAAGTTTTTTGCCCCGACGCTTGCGACGGGTGCTCGGGCTAACCCTGCTCTCTGGCGCCGATACGTCGCCGCAGTCGCAAGCGGACTGAATCAGAACCTCCGCGATCTCAGATCCTACGATTGGCTCGAACTCCTCGGCTGGTACGAGGAGGCGGTCGCGCTTCGCCTAGTGGAGCCCATCCATGGCTAACCGAACGTCACAGCTGACGGTCCGCCTCAAGGACGAGGTGTCCGGGCCAGCCGGCAAAGCGGCCCGCTCGATCCGAGATCTCGACCGTGCTGCCAAGAATGCCAGAGGTGGATCGCGGGCGCTGACGGCGTCGACCCGTTCGCTGGCGATGGCCGGGGACGCCCTCGACGGTGCCGGCTTGGCGCTCTCGGCGCGCGGTGGCGCGATCGGCGTGGCGGCATTCGTCGCCGGAGCTTCGCTCCACAAGGCCGGCAAGGAGGCTCTATCCTTCGAGCGGGCCATGTACCGGGTCGAGAAGGCCACCGACACCTCAGGCGCTGCAGCCGAGAAGCACGGTCGGGAAATCCTGCGGATCTCAAAGCTCACCGGCAAGGCCAATGAGGACGTGGCCGATATCTTTGCGTCCGCCGGATTCGCCGGACGCCCTGTGCAGGAGCTCGCGCGGTTCACCGAATATGCGGCCAAAGCCACCAGCGCCTGGGAAATGAACACTGCGGAGGTCGGGCAGGGGTTGGCCGAGATCGGCAACATCTACCAGGCCAACCAGGAGCGCATCGAGGAGATCGGCGACGCGATCAACACGGCGGCAGATTCCTCAGCCTCGAAGGAATCGGACCTGCTCGAATTCCTGCGGCGCACAGGCGGCACTTCGCGTCAAGTCGGGATAGCGGCTGAGCAGACACTCGCGTTCGGCGCGGCCCTCAAGGAAGTAGGCACCACAACGGAGGTGGCAGCCACGGGCTACAATGCCCTCCTCAATCTGATGCAGCTCGGCGAAGAGTTCTCCGACAGCGCCGGCGATGGCCTGAAGGCGCTCGGCGTCAACTCCACGAAGATGCGCAGGGAATTCGCCGCCAAGCCCCTGCAGGCGACCCTCGGTCTGCTCACCAAGATCAGCAAGGTCTCTGATCCCCTGAAGCGCGCGGAGATCCTGACTAACCTGTTCGGCAAGGAGTACCAGGACGACATCGCTCGCCTGATCAACCAGCTGCCTCGGGTCAATGCCCTGCTGCAGACTATGGGCGATAAGAAGAACTATGTCGGCTCCGTCCAAAAAGGCTTCGAGCTCTGGCAGGAAAAGGACTTCGCCAAGATTGAACGAGCCGAAAAGGCATGGGACTCGCTCACGACCCGACTCGGGCGTCCGATCAAGCTGGGGCTGGGCTGGGGAGCCGAGCAGGCGCACGAGGCATTGGATGCCATCGAGCGGAAGCTTGATGACATCTCGCGCAAGTACGACGAGGGCGGGCTCAAAGCTCTGCTGACACCGACCGCAGCCGAGACAAAAGCTGAGGGCGAGCGCCTCAAGAACGAGCAGGCCACCGCCGCACCGGCAAGCCAGGAAATCTATGGCGACGACCGTCTCGAACGCAGTTGGGACATGCCGCTTGCCATCAACCAGGCGCAGCAGCATTTTCGCCGTATGGCTGAGGACAAGGCTTATGCGCTCGATCAGGAGATCGAGCGCAAGCGCCAGAATCTGCAGGCTGAACTCTCGACGGCGCAGCGGTTCCTCACGGCCAACCGGCAGAACTTCGGCACCAAATCGGCGGTGGGTGCCGGACTCGAGCGAAAGGGATTGTCACGGGTGGCGGCGGCGGAATCGGCCCTGGCCGAACTCGACGCTATCGCCAGCGAGCTGGCGGCTGCTCGCGACAAGGTCCGGGCTTTCGAGTCCAGCATGAGTCGGGCTTTGAACCCAACGGTGGAGGCCTTCCGGTCGCAGCGGGAGACAGTCGCACCGACCCTTGGCGGCGGGGCGTCATTCGGCTTCGGCAAGGGCGGGACACCTGTGGTCGACCTGACCGGCCTTGAAGCGGCCCGAGGCAAGGCGGCGGAGGCTAGTGAGGCGGTCAGGGCTCTCGACACCACCGTCGTGCCTCATATCGATGTGGCCTCCCTCGACGCGGCTCAGGCCAAGGCCGACCGGTTGCTCGCCACCCTTCAGCAGATCAGCGGGGCGAGCCGCCAGGCATCCGCAGCCACCGCAGCGATCGCCCCTCCGGCGCCAGCAGCGCAGCAGGCCTCCTCCCGAGCGATGGGACAGGAGCTGGCCTCCCGGCGGCGAGGCTCCTACGCCGACTACGAACACACATAAGGGAGCTATCCATGCTCTACCAAGTCGGGGCGCTCACCTTCCGTGTGTCGGCGCCCAACCTCCACGAGGTCGAGCTCGAAGCCTCAGCGGATTTCGCTGCCAAGGACGTGATCGGCGTGCTGCGCCCGCTCGAATATCAGGGCGAAGGAGAGAGCGTCCGGACGCTGCGCGGACGTCTCTATCCCCGCAGATGGGGAGGATTGTCGAGCCTCGACGTGCTCGAGGAGATGCGCGTCTCCGGCGAGCCGCACATCGTCGTGCGTGGCGATGGCCGGAACCTGGGCTGGTGGGTCGTGGACCGCTACCGCGCACGGGACACTTACCTCGACGATCAGGGCGTCGGGCGCGTGATCGAATACGATCTCGTTCTCAAGAAATCGCCCAAGCCGGCATCCGGGCTCGGGTACGTCAAAACCATCATGAGGCTCATCGGGCTATGACGACGGAAACGCTCCCGCCGGTGCAGAGCCGGTACATGACTCTTGATCTGCTGCTCTTCCGCCGCTTCGGACGTGAGATCCCCGGGCTAGTCGAGAAGACCTACAGCATTAACCCCGGGCTAGCGGACAAGGGGGCGTTCCTGCCGCTCGGCACCCGTGTGGTGGTCGAACCCCCGCAGGATCAGCCTGCGCGTCAGGTGCGGGTCCTCCGCCTCACAGACTGAGGGTGATCATGCCGTCGCACATTTCGCTTGCTATCAACGAGCGCCCGGTTTCGGGTGACTTGCTGGCCACCGTAATATCCGCCTCGATCAAGGACGCCTCCGGCGCTTCCTCGGATATCTGCCAGATTGTCCTCGACGATATGGACGATCAGATCGCTTTCCCATCGAGCGGGGATGCGATCACTCTTGAGATGTGGCGCAATGAGGTGCCCGGCCGCGCTCTGTTCAAGGGTGTCCTCGACGAACCGCGCTCACGGGGCGCGCGCGGAGGCGGTCAGGAGATCGTGATAACGGGCAAGGCCGCCGACTTACGCGGTGGGCTGAAGGACCGCAAGGAAAAGCACAAGGATGAGGCGAGCTTCGAGGAGGCCGCCGGCGCCTTCGCTCCGGAAGGTTACACGCTCAAGTTCGGCGGCGATTTGGGCCGCATCCGGCGAGACTACTGGTATCTCGGCCGAGAGAGCTTCCTGCACTGGGCGCAGCGCACGGCGCGCGAACTCGGCGCCACCTTCAAGGTGATCGGCAGGACCGCGGTTTTCGTGCCCCGTGGGGTGGGGCTATCCGCCTCGGGGCAGCCGTTGCAGACGATCCGTGCCACTCGACCGGGCAACATCGTCGCATGGGATCTCGGCCCTGATGACGGCCGGCCGCAGCGCCAGAAGTTCGAGGCCCTCTGGTACGACGTAGCCGAGGCCAAGTGGAAGAACCAGCGCGGGGAGGTGAGGGCGGTCGGATCCGAGGTCGGCGTCGGCGTCTCCCGCTTCAGCGCTGCCGACCAGGACACCGCTGGGCGCCTGAGCTCCGCCATGGAAAGGGAAGCCGAGCGCGAGAAGGGCGGGGGGACCGTCACGATCGACGGGGATCCCGCAGCCCTCGCCGAGGCGCCGTGCCTCGTCACCATCCGCGCCGGTGTGTCCGGCATGTATCGCATCGATAGTGTCGAGCACAGCTGGACGCGCCAGGCGGGCTTCCTGACCACCCTCACTCTCAAGCAGCCGGGCAAGGGCACCGGCAAAGACGATCGTGGCCGGTCCGTCGGCGGGGGCATCCTCGACGACGCCCCGGCGCTCTCCGGCACCGGTTCCGCATCTTAAGGGGACGATCACCATGACCGATGAAGCCACCAAGCTTCGTGCAGTTGCTGAGCTTGCAACGAAGCTGCTCGCGGCAGCCGAGCGCCATAGGACTGCCTTCAAGGCCGTGGTCGATGGCGCCACGACGATTGCGCAGTCGATCACGAGCGACCGAGAAGCAGTGACCCAGCTTCTCGCGACGATGGGCGTCAATCACCGCTGGGCCGGGACCGTCCTCGAGATCCAGAAGCCGGACGGCACGTTTGCGGCCGGCGTCGATCTCCGCGGCCGATCAGCCGAGTTCCGCGCGGGGCCGACCGGCCTCGAATACCGTCCGGTCGGCACGACGGAGGCATGGCAGACCGTTTCGACTTTCGCGGACGCGCTCAAGGCGTTCTCGGACAGCGCGGCGGCCTCGGCGGCGCAAGCCGCGGCCTCGGCAGGCGTGGCCGGCTCCGGCCCCGCGACGACGCTCCTCTATCCGGCCTTGCAAAAGGTTCTCGCCGCGGCGACGGATATCGTCGACGTATTCATCTACGACACGCGCCGCGACAGCGACGGCGGCGAGTGGACGACGAAATGCTCCGGCACGTCATGGTATCAAGAGGCGCTGAACACGGCGACGCGCGGCGCGAAGCGCGACTTCCCGAAGATCGCGGCGATCGTCCTCCGCAACAACGTCTCGTCGTCCGTTCCCGCTCTCGTGATATATGACTTGACGGACTTCGACATCGCGACCGGCGTTCCGCGACATTGGATGACCTTCTTTGCGGCCGGGAACAATGCGCTCCGGCAGACCGGGACGATCGGGACGAATATCAACCTCACCTCCGTCTTTGCCGTGAACGGCCGGATCTATGTCGGCGGCGGCATGGCCGGAGGCTCCGGCGTCGGCGGCTTGAGCATCCTCGACTTCCCGAACGATACGGCGAACTATGTCGCTTCGTCCTTTTGGGGACAGTATCCGCTCGGCCTGGCACTCAGGAACGCCAACACGCTGGCGTGGAGCGGGAACGGCGGCGGCTACTTCAAAGCGGGAATCGTCGACCGTAACGTTTTCGGCGTTCACGCTCGGCCGCTTCCCGGCGCTCCGCTCGATGGGGCCGGACTCCCGGTCCCCACGGTGGCGGTCGCAACGGCTGGCGGAACAAGCGTGATTCATCCGACCGGCGCGGTCTATGATATCGGCCTCGGCAACGGGACGCCGCTCCGTCCTCACATCACGGCCGACGGCGATTTGATCGAGCAGGATATCGCCTCCGAACATGGCTTCCGGGCCGGTCCGATCCCCTATGCGGATCTAACCATGACGGCATGGCAGAGGGAGTATTACACATATTCCGGCGGCTCCTCTGTCTATCCGAAGCTTCCGACGGCCGTCGCGACCGCGCTCGCGGTCTTTCCGAATGGGGACGCCGCTCAAGGGAGCCAAGTCGCTCTCACGCAGATCGCGCGGAGCAAATGGAACAAGGCCGATTCGATGGTCTCCTATACCGCGCTCGCCTATGCGACAGGTTGGCAACCGGGGGACATTCGCGGGGCTTGGCTTTGCGATGGCGCGACGGGCAATGTGACCGGGACCGCGAACCTTGTCTCGAATGGCGACTTTTCGGGAGGGCTGACCGGATGGACCGTCACCAAAGCGGGAACATCGGACGCGACCGTCTCGAACGGGCAGCTTTCCGTCACCCATGACGGGACCAATGTCGTGAGCGTCGAGCAGGCGATTACGTGCGTCGTCGGGCAGACGTATATCTTTGAATGCGAGGTTATCAGCGGCGGGGCATCCGTGGCGGTCACGCAAACCGCCAACGGCGGCGGCGCTTGGCATGTCAACCTCGGACCGAACGGCGCTCAAAAGATCGTCGCGCAATTCACGGCGGATCGCACGACGCATTACATCCTTTTCCGGAAGTCGACGGCGGGAACGTTCGTCGTGGACAACGTTTCGATCAAGGTCGCTCTCCTCGATCGCTCCTATAAGGGGAAGCCGCTTCCCGTCGTCGGAACGCTCTCGCGGACGGCGGTCGCGACGGGGGCGGATCTCGTCGCGCTCTCCGGCTTCTCCGCGGCGAACTATCTTGAGCAGCCTTATGTCTCGGATCTTGATTTCGGGACCGGGGACTTTGCTCTCCCCTTCTGGTTCAAGGGGACGGTCGGCGATCAAACGTTCTTCGAGCGCGGGAACGGCGTGGCGGGATATGGATTCCTCTGCCGTTTCGACGCATTGGGCCGGATCATCTGGCGATCGACCAACAACGGCGCGACGCTGACGAACGCCGTCTCGGCCAATCCCTACAACGATGGGGTTTGGCATTTTGCGGTCGCTCTCCGGAGGGCGGGGACGCTCGAGCTTTGGGTCGATGGATTGAGGGTCGCGACGATCGGGGAGGCGAACAGCCTTTCCAATCTCTCGGCCTTCTTCCGGATCGGCCTTCAGATCGCCGGCACCCTTCCGCTCGCGAACGGCTCGCTCGCGCTCCTCCGCGCGACGGCTTACGCGCCGACGCCGGCACAGATCGCGAAGATGTATCGCGACGAGCTTCCGCTCTTTCAGGACGGCGCAAAGGCGTTCCTTGGCGGAACCTCGGCCTCCGTTTGGGATCTCGACGTCGACACGTCTCGCGACGTTCTCGTCGTTGGGACCGGCGACGGGGTCTCGGAGTTCAAGGGGCTTCGCCGCGTCGCCTATTTCGACACGGCGAGCCTTCCGGAGCTATCGAACGACAACATGAAGGCCGTCGCCTCTCAGGCCGGTTTCCGGCTCATGGCCGGCGGCGCTCAGGCGGTCGTCCAGCGGGACGCCGTGAACGGCCTCGACGCCATGAACCGCTACGGTCCGCGGCCTCCGGAGAAGATGATCTTCCGAGGGGTCACGACCGACGCGACGCCGACGAACCTCGCGCCGAGGATCCTCGTCGGAGAGCGGGAGCGCGGGACGGCGACGATCAACGTCATGGCGCGGGAGTACGGGGCGGCCGGGACGGAGTTGGGGCATTACACGCTTCAATGCCGCTTCGGCCGATCCGCCGGCGGCAGCGTCGCCGGGGCGGCCGTCGTTTCAACCCATCTCGAGCAAACGGCCTCCATGGACGTTTCTTTCGTTCCAGATGCGACGCCTCAGTCGATGGCCGTTCAAGTGACCGGCGTCGCCGGAAAGCGGATTGTCTGGACGGCCGAGGTCGTCTCTCTCACGCGGATCTCGGAGGAAACCTCCTATGCAGCTTGATAACTACACAAGCGGCGGACTGCTCCGGCGCTGGCGCCGGAACGCTCTCGGCTTCCTCGTCTGCACGTTCGACGCCGTCGATCCGGCGCGCCTCTCCTCGGAGGCGCGCGCCGGGATCCTGGCGGCGAACGAGGCGCTCGCGGCCGAGGAGGAGAGCCTCCTCGCGCTCGAGGCGGCGCGGCGCCTGGTCGCCGGCGGCCGGCCGGATCGGTACGAGGAATATATCGACGAGGCCGGCGAGACACGGCGTCGCGAAACGGAGGCTTATCGGGCGTTCAAGGCGGCCGAGGAGCTCGTCGCCGGCGCCGATCCCGCACTCGGCGAGCTCGCCGACCTCCGCGCCGGGATCTATCCCGTCGACGAGGAAACCGGCGAGCCGATCGTTCCCGTCGATGAGCCGGGGGAGGACACGCTGGAGCTGCTGCCCGAGCCGCCGAGAGCCGTCACCTACAAGTCGGACATCTTTGCCCGCGCTACGGATGAGGAAACCTTGGTGATCAAGGCTGGCGTCGAAGCCATGGGACCGAGGCTGGCTGCATTCTTCGACGCGATTTCGGAGATCCGGCACGCGCATCCGCTCTTCCCGGAACTGATGGCCGGCTTTGCCGATGCGTTCGGCGAGCAGCGGGCGAACGAGCTGCTCGCACCCAGCGCCTGACAGCCGACACATTCCACCTCAGCCTAGCCGCCGTCAGGGCGGCTTTTTCATGTCCACAGGAGATCTCCATGCAGAGCGTGCGTGATGTTCAGATCGCGCTGCGGCAGCGCGGCTATGATCCTGGCCCGGCGGACGGCATCCTCGGCCGCCGGACCATCGCGGCCATCAAGGCTTTCCAGGCCGACAAGGGCCTGTTCGTGGACGGGGTCGCCGGCACCGCAACCCTGCGGCTGCTCTTTCCGACCGGCTCGCACAATCCGGAAAGCGCCCTGCTGGTGCCCTGGTATGCCGAAGCCTCGCGCCACCTTGGGCTTCAGGAAGTTGCCGGCCGGAAGCACAACCCGACGATCCTGTCCTGGCTCGAGCGCCTGAAGGCCTCCTGGCGGGATGACGAGACCGCCTGGTGCGGCACCTTCGTCGGCTGGTGCATCGCCGCCACACTGCCGAACGAGCCGCTGCCGACGAACCCGTTTGCGGCCCGCAGCTGGGCCAAGTTCGGGCGGCCGCTCGATCGGCCCGCTGTAGGCGCCGTTGTCGCGCTCTGGCGCGGCTCGCCGGACGGCTGGCAGGGGCACACCGGCTTCATCAAGTCCATCAGTCCGGACGGCAAGGCGCTGGAGATCCGCGGCGGCAACCAGGGCAACCGGGTGCGCGACGATTGGTTCTCGACCGACCGGCTCCTGGAGAACGGCATCCGCTGGCCGATGACCGCGCCGTTGCCGAACGCGTCGCGGGTTCCGGTCTCCGCAGTCGGCGGCCCGCTGTCTCGGAACGAGGCCTGACGCTTCATTTTTCAGGGCGATTCCGACGTCACGCTCGACCGGCTGCACCCCTGAAGGACCCCGCACCCGGCCGGGATCGCCGGGCAACCTCCCACCCAGAGATCTGCCATGAAGTCCAAACTGCTCACCGCTGCCCTATGGACCCTGCCGCTTGCGCTGGTGTCCCTTGTCCTGACCCCGCTCGTCCCAGACCTCGTGATCGTCAGCATCGGCCTGTCCTGCCTCGGAATCGGGCTTGTCGCTGCCTTTCTCATCCTCGGACGGGAGATCGGCCCTGCCGCAGGCCTCGGGGCCTTCCTGGCCCTCTTGATCGCCCTGCCGGCGTTTGCGGCCGACGGCACCATGGTGTCGATCCCCTACGGCGACTGGTTGGCCGAAACCTCTCACATCGCCAGCGTGGTGCTGACGCCGATCCTGCTCGGCCTCCTCGCCAAGATGACTGGGCCGGCGGGACTGTTCCTTCGCACCTTCCTGGGCGAGCGCCTGATCCGCAACGCCGTGGCCTATGCCGTGAACGCCGTGGAGGGTGCGAGCAAGGGCAAGACCCTCCCGGTCTCCGTCGGGTCGAAGGTGCTGGCCGAGGCGGTGCAATACGCCCTCACCGAAGGGGCACCCTGGCTGGTGAAAACCTTGGGCGGCCCCGAGGGGATCAAGAACAAGATCTTCCGGGCGCTCGACCTTGAGGAGACGGCCACGGCCGCCAAGCTCGGCGTCGGTGGCTAGATCTGCATCACAACCATCAACAAGGGGGCACGCATGGCCGATCCCGTCATCCATGATCCGTTTCAGGCCATCGTCGGTGTGAAGGCATCGGTCGTCGTCGCCTCCTTTTTCGGGGGCGTTGTTTCAGCCATGCTTGCAGGGGGGTCCATCTTCCAGCGCACCGTCACGGCCGTGGTCGGCTGCGTGACGTCGATTTACCTGACACCCTTCGCGATTGCCTATGTGGCGCCGTACTTCGCCACGGTGGCCTCGCCGCAGCTCGAGCACGCGTCCGCCTTCCTGTGCGGCCTGCTCGGCATGTCGATCTCGCAGGGCCTCTACAATCTCGGGCGGGCCTTCCGGCGCCGCCCGCTGGACGTCATTGGGCAGGTAAGGCCGAAGGCTTGAAGGCTGCCCGCGCGAGTTCCTCCGACGGAAGGTACACCGCCGGCGGAGATGCCCTTCCTGGGTGTTTCCTGCCAGACTTGCCCGCCTCGACTCTTGCCTGGGCGGGCTTTTTTGCTTCGGGCTCGTCTATGTGTAGAGCAGCGGCGCCCTCCGACTGCGGTTGCTGTTCCGGGGAGGCTCCGCGAGGGTGCTCCTGACCTGATGATCAAGTCTCTGAAGCTCGTTTTGCAGGCGCTCGAGGCGCGCCAGCAGCTTTTCGTCGGAGAGACGGGAGGCGCAGGGGTGATTGTCCGCTCCATGCTCGGAGGGCGCAACCTGGCGAAGAGCCCGGAGAACGGTGGGGCCGACGCCAGGCGTGGCCAGCCATTGCTTGTCGGAGATCCGGGCCACTTCCCGGACAGTCGGCCAGCGGCCGTCGAACACATCGAGAATGGCGCGCCTGGCCCGGATCGGGACTGCTTCGAGGGGAAGAAGCTGGTCGTATTGCATTGGACTTCCCTGACACTCTAGCTCTTCCACTGAAGCAAGAATGGAACCTAGGCAGGTTCAGGGCAAGATCGAGGTCAACTTGGTGCTCTCAGCTCCCGATCTACTCTTGCGCTGGCGTGAGAGTCGCCAGCGATGCCGAATGGGTAGCCCAGACTTGATCGAAGGGAGCGGTGCGCCAGGTGCTAAGGTTATTGTCCTCAGCAAGGAAAGGCCATGCCGCATCGCTTCAAGGTTGGTGATTGTGTTCATTTCGATCCGAAGACAGCTCCGCAGAACGCTGCGGAGGGCTTCCTCCACCTCGTGACCTCGTTCGACTCGAAGGAGGAGCATCGGACCTGGCGGGTCGAGCGTCTGCTTCCGGTTGGCGAGGCAGGGTACCAGTATCACATCCGCTGCCTCGAAGACGGCTCGCAACGCCTCGTTTGGGAGGGGCAGATCAGGCCAGCGCCACAGCCCAGGTGAGATCGACTTGGCAAGGGTGACTGTGGCCGAGCCGGCTACACGCCCGCCCGACTATGGAAGCCGAAAGGCTGGGACATCCCGTGCTTGGCTCACGGCAGCTCAGAGCAGATCAGGCAGGCAACGAGGGCTGCCGCCAGCGCGGTGCAGAGAAGCGCCCGGTCAATAGGGTTCCTCGGGAACACACGCATCTCTAGAAGCCGCAGTAACAATGGATCGCCGCCGGTATCGATTAACATAGGTTAGTGTGAGCTATGGTAGCCGCCTTCCAAATCAAGCACCGCTCGGAGAGCTTTTCCTGCTGCAGGCTTCATCCGCCTGCGACGTTTCGGCGTCCGGTAGAGGTGACATCTCCCCAGCCCGCGGAGCTTTTGGTATGAGTGCCGAGAAATGGAAACGTGGCCGCTTGCGGGTCTAGCCACTGCATGCTGCTTTGACCCGGCGGGCGCCTGGTTCCGCGTGTCGAACTCCGCACCTGACCTCCAGCCGACCATGAACTCCGCTGATCAGCCGAAGACCCCTGACACCGGGCGCCAACTAAGCCGAGCTCCCATGGGCGAGCTGATGCAAAGGGTGGAACGATCGCGGGCTGAGCTCGCCCTCCGACAGGCAGTGACTCAGTCGATCGGCGATCTGGCGCAGGCTCTCGAGCAAGCCGGCCAGAGGGAGGACGGCACCTCGCGTGTGGGCAAGGAGCATGACCCAGGCGAGGCCGCGACGGTTTGAACAATGGGCGCACGCGTGGGTTGACGGTTACGAGTCCTGTTCCGTGGAGCGCCGATGCCTCGCTATTTCTTCGACACCTGTGATGGCGAGCGCCTTGTTGCCGACTCTGAGGGAATGGAACTTACGAGCCTTGAGGCTGCCAAGCTGGAGGCCCAAAGGACCTCAGCTGAGATAGCAAGGGATGCTCTCCAGGGCGACGACCACCGCACCTGTCGCGTGATAGTCAGGGACGATGCCGGTCAGGTGCTGCTTCGAGTGGCTCTAACGCTGGTTGTGGAGCACGGACCGGGCGCTTAACCATGCCCACACCATACGTGCAGCCGGTCCTCCTTCGCCTCGCTGCCTTCCTGCCAGGGCAGGGCAAGCCGCTCCCTCACCAGGATCCTTCCTACATCGCCTTCCCTGACCCTGAGGGTCGCCAGGGTGCGCCGGTAGCGGTCCTGCCCCTCCCGGTCGATCTGGACCGGCCCGGAGCGCAGGAGCTGGGCGAGACGCTCCTTGGTGCGCAGGGCAAGCTTCAGTTCCGCTTCGCATCTCGAGCGAAAGCTCTCAGGGGCGTCGATGTTGAGGATGCGGATGCGCTCCCCGCCCACATCAATGGTGTCGCCGTCGATGATGACGATCCGGCGGCCGTCCACGGTCTCAGCCCTGGCCGCGTACATCAGCGAGCTGAAGACGAAGAGCGCCAAGGCCAACAGGGCCGATCCCGCGCCAATGCGCAGGTAGTCGGCTCGGTCCTGCTTGGCCAGCCGATAGCGGTCGCGGAAGCGGAGTTGTTCAGGGGTGGGGCGGCGAGCCCCATGCGCACGAATAGCCATGCGCAACAGAATAGCCCGGAGCCTCAGGCCTTCCTAGCCTCCCGAACTTCCTGCAGCCGCTCCATGTAGGACGGCTACGGGACCCTCCATCGGGCGCGGCACTTTCGCGCTTTCTCCGGAGCGAATTCGAGGGCTATAAAGGGTTTCAGCCGCCGGTTGCATTCGGCAGGCTGAGGCTTCAAGCCACCCAGCCCAGAGCGCCCCAGCACTCCTGACTGTGTGCAGACGAGGGGACGAGGGCGCCCATGAATACCAATCGGGACGGCCTGCAGCCGGCGACTGTCCTCCTGGCGGAGGACGAGGCTCTCGTTCGCATGATGGCCGCGGATGTGCTCCGAGAGGAGGGCGGCTTCAAAGTCGTTGAGGTGGTGAATGGGGATGAAGCCCTGACCGTGCTCGAGGCGACAGCCGACGTTCGAGCCCTCGTCACCGATGTGGAGATGCCAGGCTCCCTGGATGGCTTCACCCTCTCTCGTGTGGTGAGGCAGGCATGGCCCCATATCGGGATTGTGGTGACGTCGGGCAGAATGCCGCCTCGGCCCAACGATCTTCCATCAGGCGCGCTGTTCATCCCCAAGCCATATAGGCCTGCAGACTTGGTGGCAGCCGTGCGGGCCGTTCTGCCTGCCGACCCACTCGGAATCTCTGCCGAAGCTTCGGTCCAAGTGCTTCCCGCTGCCATCAAGATCAGCCAGCCCCACACCGGCATTGGCGCTGCCGGAGGTCTGGCTCAGCCCCTTCCCGAGCCTGAGGAATAAGATCATGCATGTGTGAGGCGTTGATACGAGCAGTCTCAATCGTTCTGCCGTCTGGGGTTAGCTCAACAAGACGGAAACATACGGGCAACTCACTGTGGCGAACCACCTGGTAGCACCTTGATCGCAAAGGCTATTCAGGCTCCCCTAGGGAGCGCCAAAGGTTCGATAGGCAAGCCTCGCCCTGTGCGGGGCTTTTTTGTTGCGCAGAGGCTGCGCCGCGGTTGGTCCAACCTGCGTTTCGTAATGTCCCCAGGTGGCCGCATCCTTCGGGTCGAGAAAGATCCGACAGTTTGCCAACCACGGAATATTGGCGGGGCGGCCGCGGCCGCCCCTGAGCCTCGGCACCTATTCGGCAGGCGTCAGATGAGCCGCGGCGCCGGCAGCAAGGTCCCGTGCTGGACGGAGGACGAAGTAGGCGAACAGGATCATCGCTGCCAGCACGACAAGGGAGGAGAGCGCGGCGATCGGGTC